TCCCGTTGATGAAGGAACTGCACCGCGTCTGCAAGAATGGCGCTCTCTTGGATATCGTAGTGCCTCACCACTTCCACGATAACTTCTACGGTGATCCAACGCACAAGCGTCCAATCACTGTGAGTGGGATGTACCTATTCTCAAAGAAGCATTGCGAAGAGCACAAGGAAGCCTATGGCTCCAGTTCAGGCATGGCTTTGAAGTACGGCATCGACTTTGACATGGAATGGTACGACTTTGAGTACGACCCGTTCTACCAGAACATGGTAGACATGATGAAGCAAAAGACCGAGAACGGCACTATGACGCACGACGAGCAGTTCATGTTCCGTCGTTTGATGCGTGAAGCCAACAACGTCGCTTTGCACACAATGATTAAGATGAGGGCTGTCAAATGAAGATACTAATCATGGGTTTGCCCGGCTCAGGCAAGACAACTCTGGCCACGGCTTTGGCTAGGGAGCTTATGTGCGTCCACTTCAATGCTGACGAGATACGCAAAGAGATCAACAAAGACTTGGGGTTCAGCATAGCCGACAGGTTAGAGCAAGCCAGACGTATGGGCGTGTTGTGCGACATAGCATCTAGATACGGTGCTTATGTGATTGCTGACTTTGTATGCCCTACGCCAGAGACAAGAGAGGCGTTTGCACCTGACTTTGTTGTATGGGTAGACCGCATCAAAGAGGGTCGGTTTGAAGATACAAACAAGTTATTTGTACCCCCAGAAAATTACAATGTTCGGGTCAATGGCACGTTTAGTATGCAGTACTACGCAGAAGAAGTTGCCAAGATGATGAAGCTCTCAAAAGAGAGTTGGCTAATGCGTGAGATTTGTTTGGCATAAAAGGAATAACATGAAATTGCAATTATCAGTTGAACTAGTAAACCAGATCCTTGGCTATCTTGGAACACGCCCCTATCAAGAGGTGTTCCAAATGATTGAGACTATTCAGACCGAAGCCAAGAATCAACCCCCAGTTGAACTGGACGAAAAGCCCAAAGATGAGTGACATAGAGAAAGATTTCGCAGTCCACGAAGCCATATGCTCGGAGAGATATCGAGTCATCTCTGATCGATTGGAGAGTGGCAAAGATCGTATGCAACGTATTGAGTACATCTTGTATGCGGTGATCTTGGCTGTGTTGTTTGGCCCAGGCGTTGCCGCTGATTTTGTTAAGAAGCTTTTAGGCATCTAGATATGGATCCGTTTTCAGTCTCCTTCTCCTCGCTCAAAGTGCAGTCTCAGCCATTAAAACAGGGTGCGACATGTTGCACCAAGGTCGCATGGAGATCGAAGGGGCTAAGAAGACTGTTGAGCAAGCTATTGGTGACGTCAAAGCCATCAAGGGTGTATGGGACTGGTTCGTTGGTCTGTTCACAACCAAGCCCACCTCCGATGCCCCCAAGCCTGTGGCGCAAAAGAAAGTCGCCAAAGCCCAACAGTCCTATGAAGAGCTTGAGTTCAAACTTGTTAGTGAGATCGGGGCAAATCTTGGAGTGCTCTTTGACACTCAGCAAACAATCTCGAACCACTACCATGAACTAGAAGAACAATCGAAGAACCAGTACAGCCCAGAGCAAAACAACAGCAAAAAGGCTATAGAGCGGGCGCTGATTGAGTTGCAGTTAGAGAAGTTGATGGATCAGGTGCGAGAGGCAATGGTTTACGCACCGATGGAGTTGAAAGACTTGTATAGCCGATTCCTAAAGATGCACGCTCAGATTGAACGTGAACAGGAGTGGGCAAGGGCAGAGCAGATTCGTAGGGCTAGGCTGGCAAGATGGCGCAAGGAGCAAGATGAGATTAGGTTCATTGAGTTAACAAGTGGGGTAGTTGCCGTGGTATTTATATCTTCATTCTTTGGGTGGATCATGTGGGAACTACAAAACTTGTCTGGTGGATACTGATAGGAGTAGCGATATGCGTAATTGTGGGAGTAACCTCGATGGCATACGTAGAAACCCTATATATGAGGGCGCAGCTTAAGCAAGAGATCAAAGAATTGCGGAAACTTAAACGGGAACTAAAGGAGTCTAAATGAATGAGTTACTCAATCTTCTCAAGGGTGTCGCACCCACGCTGGCAACTGCTGTGGCTGGCCCTTTGGGTGGCGCTGCTATTACCGCTTTGGCTAATAAGTTTGGTGTTTCTGATTCCGTTGATGCTGTGGCTAAAGCTATTGCGGGTGATCCACAAGCTGCCCAAAAACTAGCAGAGATGGAACTGGAATACTACAAGATAGAGCAAAACAACCTCACAGAGCGCCTAAAAGCAGATATGGGTTCCGACTCTTGGTTGTCCAAGAACATCCGCCCAATGGTGCTTATATTCCTCCTACTTGCGTATACAGGCTTTGCTATTGCTAGTATGTTTGACTATGAGACTAGGGGTAACTACGTAGAGTTACTAGGAAACTGGGGCATGGTGGTAATGTCGTTCTACTTCGGTGGTCGGACTATGGAAAAGATTACAGAAAAAGTGGGTAAGAAATGATATTAAACCAAGGAAAACTGGCTGGTGGTTTGGTAGACGAACTGCTTGAAGTTGTACACAAGTACGATGAAACTCTGTACATGGCAACAGTTATTGGTGCTTTGGAATTGGTTAAGCAACAACTAATCCAAGATAGCATTGAGGATGAAGACGAATGAACCTCAGTGAACACTTTACCCTCGATGAAGCCACGTATAGCGAGACAGCTATACGGATGAACATCAACAACCAGCCCGACGAACGCCAACTAGCAAATATGAAGGCGGCTGCTGGGCATTTGGAGGAGGTTCGCAATGTCACAGGCGCTCTTCGTGTTAATTCTTGGCTACGCTTGCCCGATGTTAATGTGGCTGTTGGTGGCTCTAAAGTATCCAGTCACATGGACGGGTGGGCTATTGACTGCTCTTCTACTACTCACGCTCCTTATGAGCTATGTCAGATTGTTTTAAAAGCTGGTATTAAGTTTGATCAGATGATTCACGAGTATGGGCGATGGATGCACATATCGTTTGCCCCTGAGATGCGTCAACAGGAATTGACAATCTTCAAGCCAGAAGGCAAGTACAAGGTTGGAATTTTCACTGAGGCAGAGTATCATACAAGGTAATTAAAGTCCAAAAAAGGCACACATGGCTACAGTAAATCCATCATGGGTAATGACATACGACTCACTGACGAGTACTGTGCTTCAGTACCTTGAGCGTAGCGACCCTGCCGTGGTTGCCGCCATTCCCACATTTATCACTTTGTGTGAATTTGAAATTGCGCAAGAGATCAAGACTTTAGGTCAATTGACGGTAGCCAATTCAACTGTCACCCCAAATGAGCCAACATTGGCCAAACCCGCCCGTTGGCGCAAAACGGTATCTATGAGCATCAACAATGGCTCTAGCATGCAACCTGTTTTTTTGCGCAAGTTTGAGTATCTAAAGAACTATTGGCCAAATGTCACTCAAACTGGTACGCCTCTTTTCTATGCAGACACCGACTATGAGCATTGGTATCTAGCACCAACACCAGATCAAGCGTACACCTTTGAGGTGTTGTACTACGAGCGTATAGCGCCTCTCAGTTCAACTAACCAAACCAATTGGCTTACCCAGTATGCGCCCAACGCGATGCTATACGGAACCTTGTTGCAAGCTATGCCGTTTTTAAAGAACGATGCGCGTGCAATTTTTCAGCAGAAATATACTGAAGCAATTACCGCACTGAAGACAGAAGATGTCGCCCGTGTTGGTGATCGTTCAGCCATAGCCGTGGACTCCTAATCATGACAACATATACCAATCCCTATACTGGCCAGACGATTAACCCATCTCAAGTGGGTTATGAGTACATTGCTTTAACGGCAGATACTGAATTACAGTGGCCAATCAATGGAAACACATCTGATGTTGTAGCTAACATCATTGAGGTTTCAGCATCGACTACTGGTCTAGAACTGATAATGCCACCCGCGACCCAAGTCTCGGATGGTCAAAGTGCATTGATCCGTAACGTAGGTTCTAACCCTTTTACGGTAGTTAAGAACACCAATTTAGCGACTATTGTTTCCGTTCCTTCTGGAGTTGCTGAGTACATTTATGTAACCAATAACACTACGATATACGGTAGTTGGTCAACGGTAACTTTTGGAACTGGAACGTCTGCGGCTAATTCGGCAGACCTTGCTGGATATGGCCTAACTGCGATCAGCACCACGCTCAATCAGTCCTATAACTTAACAAGCATCTTCTCTACCTACACATTGACTAGCGCTGATAGAGCGCAATTTTTGGTATGGCAAAGCGGTGCGGGTAGGATGAATTTGCCTTCTTCGGCAAGCGTTGGAAATAATTGGTTTGCCATCATTCGTAATAATGGCACGGGCATTTTGACTGTTTACCCTGCGGGTAGCGACACGATTGATAGCAACTCCCAAGCACAATTGCAATTGTCAGAGTCGTTTGTAATCGTTTCAAACGGTTCAAATGGATACAACACATATGGCTATGGACAGTCTGCCACGTTTGTATTTACACAGTTAAACAAAGTGGTAACTGGTGGTACGGTTACTTTAAGCGTGGTTGAAGCTTCTAGTTTGATTCAAGAATACTCAGGTACATTGACATCAAACTGTACTGTGATTCTTCCCCCTACGGTTCAACTGTACTCTTTGCAAAACAAGACAACAGGCTCGTTCACGTTGACGTTTAAAACAACTTCAATAGGAGCTACAACAGTTGTTTTGCCACAAGGTCAAACGGTTATTGCTATTTGTGATGGAACGAACGTATACAACGCTCAGACATCAACATCAAGCACTATTACTGCGTTGACTTTGGGTAATGGGTCTGCGGCGGCTCCATCTTTATCATTTAGTGGAGATGCAACTACGGGCTTGTATTTAGCGGCCAGTGGGCAACTAGGTTTCTCTGCATCAGGTTCAAATGGGATGACACTGACTTCAAGCGGACTAGCGGTTCCTAATGGTATTTCTGGGGGAACGTTCCCATGACGGCAAAAGTTGTTGCCTTACAGATCAAGCCTGGCATCCAACGGGATGGCACACTATTTAATGCTCCTACTTATGTAGACGGACAGTGGTGTCGTTTCCAAAATGGTTTACCTCGCAAGATGGGGGGTTACCGTGGCATCTTTTTAAATGCTTCTGGAATCTCTCGTGGCATGACTATGAGTTCAAACAATGGATTGAACTATGTTGTTTCAGGAACTAATAACAAACTTCAACAATGGTTGACTGACAACGATGACGGTATTGGATCTGGTCCAACTGACTATACGTTGACTGGGTTTACAGCAAACAACAACAACTTATGGCAATTTGATATTGGATACGACTCAACTGGTGGTGGTATCAGTAACTTGGTTGCACACCCTGGCCAAAACCTAAGCGCTATTGATAGCACAGTAAACACTAGACCTTTGTATGGTGCGTTTACAGGTACATCACTAAGCCCAGTTGGTGTATTCACAAATTCTGTAATAACAACAAATGGTCTGACAGCACTTACGTTATCCACAACTTCTGGACGCATTGGGGCTGGTCAAACGGTTACAGGAACAGGAATCCCATCTAACACAACGGTTGTATCTAGTGCTAGTGACTTTCCAAACTTAGCTTCTGTTGCAGTGACTGGAACTTCAGGTCAATGTTCTTGCACCATTACATCTGGTTTGTTTGTTGGCCAAACAGTAACTGTTGGTGGCACGTTGACTGGTTCTGCTACGGGTATCGTCTCTGGCATTACTTACTACATCATTGCTACCAACAACTCTACAACGTTCACTTTGTCATTGACATCTGGTGGTAGTGCAATTGCCACGACTGCGGGCACAACCACTGGTTTAGTGTTTACTTTGGGTACGTATCAGAAGGTCACGCTTTCTAATGCGGCAACCGCCACATCATCGGCAGTCACTTTAACGTTTGACAATAACATTGCAGTCTCTGGTGGCGTAGTGATGCTTCATCCATACCTATTTGTGTACGGTAATGATGGGTTGATACAGAACAGTTCTGCGGGTGACTTTAGCAATTGGGTCGCCGCGGATGCAAACGCCAACAACGTCTCTACGGGTAAGGTAGTCAAAGGTCTGCCCTTGCGTGGCGGTACGACGTCGCCTGCTGGCCTGTTCTGGACATTAGATTCCGTAGTACGGGTCACTTATGCACCATCAACAGTAGGTGGCATTAACTACTATTGGAAATATGACTTGATCACCAGTCAGAGTTCTATCATGTCATCACAGTGCGTGATTGAGTATGACGGTATCTTTTACTGGGCTGGCGTAGACAGATTCTTGATGTACAACGGTGTTGTGCAAGAAGTACCAAATACACAGAATATGAATTGGTTCTTTGATAACTTGAACTATGTTCAACGTCAAAAGGTGTGGGTTACTAAGATTCCTCGTTGGGGTGAGATTTGGTTCTTCTACCCACGCGGAGATTCATTAGAGTGCAATGATGCTGTTGTGTACAACGTGCGTGAGAAGACTTGGTACGACGCAGGCCAATCGCCTGGCGCGTATCGCTCTGCGGGCACCTTCTCTGAGGTCTTCCGTCAACCAATTTGGGCGGGCAACGAAGTAAACAATGTTGGTACTTATACCTTGTGGCAACACGAGACAGGCACTAACCAAATCTATTTGAACTTTGTAGACGCTATAGATTCTTACTTTGAGACGCCTGCTCTTGGCGCCTATACGGGTCTAGTGGGAGCAAGCCAACAACCGGGCGACAACCTATGGACTCGATGCGAAAGAGTTGAACCTGACTTTGTTCAGTCTGAGCAAATGTATATGGTTGTGACAGGTAAAGGCTATGCAGACGATGTAGATAGACCGTCAGACCCATATTACTTTGATCCCGACACCTTGAAGGTAGACATGCGTGAGCAAAGACGTGAGATGCGTATACGCTTTGGATCAAACACATTTAATGGCAATTACTTTATGGGTAAAGTACTTCTGAGTCTTGATACAGGCGATGTACGCGGAACGGGCAACCCATAATGGTTACATATGATCAAAGAGGCATGACATGGGATCAGTGGAATAAGCTGACTGAAGAACTGTTCGCCCAACAACAACTTGGCAATGTTCCAGAAGAGCGTTGGAGAGATTGGGTGGATGGTTTGATTGGTGTTGGGTATTTCCAAAACTCAGGCGTGGCCGATCATCGTGGTTTTAATACTTGGCAAGAGTGGGCAGACCATTTGCTTGGCACAATGTCAATTAATTATTTGGTGTAAATATGGCATATACAGAAGATCAAGTATCGCAATGGCTAGCATCCAATCCGACGGCAGGAATTGATGAACTTACCACAGCGCTTGCAAATGGATTGCCGCCACTTGCACAACCATCGCCACCACCCCCTCAGTATGAAAGTGCGCCACAAAGAGACATAGTTGAAACTAATCGTGAGACTTCTAATGGAACTGCTCCTATATTTAAAACAGCGGCTGAGGTCTATCAGAGCGTATTAGGTCGTGCTCCAGAAAATAAAGAAGTTGAAAAAGCATGGGATGATTACTTTGGCGGAAATGTTGACGTATCAAAATTGCAAGGATTTTTGCGTGCCGCGACTCCTGAATTGCAATCTACTGGTTACAAACCAGCAACCGAAGGTTTTAATGCCAGTGCATATATGGCGGCAAACAAAGATGTTGCCGATGCTTACGCTGTTGATAATTATGGTTTAACCCCTGAGCAATTTGCCGCAGAGCATTACCAAATTTTTGGGGCTAAAGAAGGTCGTCAGGCTGACCCAAGTGCTCAATACGACAAGATAGTTAAAGATACCTATGCTACTGAGATGGGACTTGATCCAAATACTATTGACGCCAATAACGAAGGTCTTAAATATTGGAAAAATCAGTTAGTAACTGGCGCTGTCAACCCCAAAGACTTTAATAGCGTATTTGAAAATGCCGCTCGTGATTATGTAAAAAGTCACCCAAGTGATGTGGCCTCAACATACTTTCAAAATTATCAATTAGGTCAGCAAAAAGACACAATAAAGTCAACTTTTTCAGATATTTTAAAAGATAAAAGCGTTTCGTTAGATGAAGCAAACACCATACAAGCTTATGAAGATAAGTACAACTTTACGCCAGAACAAATTGCATCGGTTACAGGATACAGTGTTGATGCAATAAAAGAAATATTAAATTCTAAACAATCAATTATTAAAAATGTTGTTAAGTCAAACGTAAGTAATCCATTGGGGTTGTCTGACTTTGCTACGCAGAACGGTCTTACCGCTAAGCAATTAGCTGATGCTTCTGGCGGTGCATACACTGAAGCACAAGTACAAGCTAATTTAGACTTGGCAAAGACGTTCCAAGGAAGACTTCAATTAGCTAGCCCTGATGCGTATAACCAGATTAAAGGTCTTACGCAATATACGGCCAATGAAAACTTTGGCGGAAAAACTCAAGACTATCAAGTTCAACTGTTTACGCCTTTAGATATAACAAAGACTGGTATACCAACACAGTTGGAATTTACGCCTGTTGTTACAAAAACAGCGTATAACGAAGATGGAAATCCATATACATATCAGTCAGGTGGTGCCCCAAAAACATCTGGTGTAGAAATGAATGAAGATGGAACTTTTTCATCTAATAAACCTACGTATGTAAATGGTGTACCTGTGTTTGCTCAGTATGACACCAACGGAAAAGTTGTAAGTTACTCAGGTGATCCTCGTGTTGTTACTTGGCTAGATGGTGGTCATTATGTATACGGAAGTTGGGATGCACAAGGTAATGCAAAACCCAAACAAGTAGCAACAAGCGGTGGTGGTTTTATTAAGAACATGGCTAGTGATATAGCCAGTAGTTTAAAAGATCTTGGGCCTGCTTGGACTGTTGCAAAGTTGTTCAACCCAGAGTTGGCTTTGGTTGATGTTGCAACGGATATAGGGCAAGGTAAGTTTAATCTTGGTACTGCCGTAAATGCTGTATCTGGCTATGGAGGGTTGCAAACTGCTTCTGCCACAGACATGCTTAACCCAAGCAGTGCAAACTATGTCAACACAATAGATCAAGGTTACAACGTTGCACAGGTTCCCAATATAAATGTTTCTAACCCAGTTACGGGCGCTTTAGCAAATGCATCAACAGCTAAGTTGGTTGCATCTTCTTTAGTGGCGATAGACGCGGCAGACAAAGGAAACTATGCCCCAATATTAAACGTGGTTGCCAATGTATCGGGTGCTAACAAGATGCCAGAGGTGGCAATTGCGGCTAATACGCTAGCGGCGGTTGATGCAATCAACAAAAACAGCCCAGGTGCTTTAATGACAGCGGCGGGTAACCTTGTTAATAGCCCAGATTTAAAAGTTGCTGGCGCGGCGACAAAGTTCATTCAAGCATACAACTCAGGCAATCAAGCGGCGATTACTACGTCAGGTGCAGAGCTTTTTTCATCTATTAATGCAAATGTGCCAGGCGCATCAACCACGTTAAAGAATCTTGTAAGTGACGCAACATCTGCAATTAACCCAACAACAACTACTACAGCGCCACTATCAACAGGTAGCACCATTACCTATGACAAAGATGGAAACCCGACGTCTACTCCTTCTGGAACAAACGTATCTAGTACAGCGCCATTGAGTGACCTTACTTTAGCTTCTAATAACAGTGGCGTAGTGTCTGACGCAGGAAATGGTCTTGGCGGAACTACACCCACATTGCCACAAGTGCGTGGTCTTTCTCTCCAAGAAGGATCTAAAGCAACAAAAAATGAAGATGGGTCTTATTCTGTTGAGTGGACTAATCCAAATAACCCAGACGATAAACGTGGGTATGAATTAAGTTTTGATGAAAATGGTTTGCCTACTTATTCAATGAGTAATTTAAGCCAAGAGTCAGGAGCAACTGGAGGTAGTTCTGTTTTAACTACCACAAAGATGCCTCAATTTGACCCTAATGTTGATCCAAAAGAAGGCGGTGGTCTTGGTTCTCCAACTAAAGTAAAACCAGTTTCTTCTACAGAAAATCCAGATGGTACCGTTACTCAAGTAATGAGCGATGGAAAAACACGCATAGTTGATGGAAATACTGGAAAAGTTATATCAGATTCATCTTCAGGTAATGACATAACAGTTGGCCCACTTACTAGCAGTGGTGGCACTACTGGTGGTAATAGTGGTGCAATTACAGGAGGACTTTCTGGTGTTTCAGGTGGTACAGGAACTGGTGGTACGGGAACTGGCGGAACTGGTACAGGTGGTACGGGAACTGGTGGAGTTGATACTGGTAGCGTTTCAGTTACCACGCCATTGACATCAGTAATAACACCACCCACAACTACAGTTACTACACCTATAACAACGACTACATCACCATTAACGTCTGTAACGACTAACACTTCGTATGTACCGCCTAAAGAAATAACACAGACTGCACCGTTGTCATTGACAAGTACAGAAGTTCCTACTTTGGAAAGCGATCCAAGAGGTCTAACTAGCAAAAACAAGAAAGACAAAAAGATTCTTAAAGAGCTAGAGATGTTATTTGGGACGTTGACGCCTGAGTTGGTATCTGCACTACAAGATCGTGGTATTTACGTTCCACAAGAGCTAGCAATGAAAGACGAGTCAGCTAAAGAAGCGCCTAAAGAAACGCCCAAAGAAGCGCCTAAAGAAGAAACTGCTAAAAAAACTTCTAAAAATGAAGAAGAAACGCCAAAAGAAATTCTTGATAACAAAGCTTTGGAAACAAAATTTGTTGCTACGGGTGGAACAGTAAATTCAAATATTGATACTATGAACTCGATTCTTTCGTCGAGTACGCCCAAGGCAAGCGGAGCAAATTTAATTTCCGCGGCGCCTCTGTTAGATATTCCATCTCGTCTTGGAGCTTTGAAACAAATTCGTGCAAGTATTACAGGTCATGCTATAGGTGGCTTGGCTCGTGGTAGCTTGCCACAAAAGTATGCTGAGGCTACACCAGAAGGTCATAAGCCTGAGTTCATCACTGGACTGACGGGGTACTACGCATCAGGCAAAGGAACTGGCCAAAGCGACGATATTGACGCCATGCTCCACGATGGAGACTATGTGGCAGACGCGGACTTGGTGGCCGCTCTCGGAGACGGTTCAAGCAAAGCTGGCGCAGAAGCTTTGGAGAAGTTCCGTCGTCAAGTTCCGCATCAACATTCTGTAGGCGGTCAACCCGTGCCCGCAAAGATCGCGGACGGAGAGTACGTGTTTCCATCTTCATTTGTCACAGCCATAGGAAAGGGTGACAATAAAGAAGGTGCAAGGATACTAGACAAGATGCGCGAAGCGATAAGAGCACACAAAAGATCGGCTCCCACTAGTAAAATACCCCCAAAGGCAAAATCTCCTCTTGACTATCTCAAGATGGTGAAAGGTTAAAACATGGCAAATCTTTTACAGTCATCGCAAACACAAGCGACCACGACCCCCAGTTATTACACTGACTACCTAAGCAATATTGCCAAACAAGGCACTGCGCAGATAGATCCAACAACGGGTGCTCAATACGTTGGTGCTCAACCATTACAGACTTCGGCCTTTGGAGAAGCTGATGTGGGTACGTCAGCGTATCAACCAACGCTTGCAACGGCTGGTGATACGTTGAACATGGCGGGAGCTTCTTCATCTCCACTGTCTGCGGCCAACCCATACTTGACATCGGCAATGACCAATCCATCGGTCGCCGCTCAAGGGTACATGAGTCCATACATCACGTCTGTGGTGAATGCGCTAGGTGAAACTGGTCAAAGAAACATTGCACAGAACTTGGCCCCAGGCGCTGTTGCGGGAGCAGTTGGCGGTGGTCAGTTTGGCTCCAAGCGTGGTGCTGAGGTGCTTGGACAGACTCTGAGTAACGCTAACCGTGACATCTTGAACAAGCAAGCAGAACTTATGAATACTGGTTACAACACAGCGTTGCAATCAGCAATTCAACAGAACCAGATTGCAAACACTGCGGGCTCCACTGCCGCAAACGCGGCAACTTCGGGTCAACAAAACTTAACAACTTTGGGTGGCGCTCAGTCTAGCCTTGCAGGTCAAAATCAAGCCTTAGAGCTTGCTCGTTTGAATGCTATGACTACTTTGGGTGGTCAACAACAAACGATTGAACAAAACAAACAATTGTTCCCATTGCAAAACTTGACTACGTTGTCTGGTTTGCTACGTGGATACACAACACCAACAACAGTAAAGACAACGGCAGAGATGTCTCCATTGTCGGCACTTGGTGCGGTTGGAGCGGGCGCGGCAGGCCTGTTTACGCCAAACAGTGCGGGCGTTACTCCATACTCTGGGTTGTCAACTGCGCTTGGAAAAGGCTTTGACACAATAAAAGGATTTTTTAATGATCCAGTAACTGGTTTGCCAGATACTAGTGCAAATAATATTCTTTCTGATCCTAATGGGTCTAACAATCAGTTGTATCCTCACACCAATCCAGATGATGGTTCAACTTATTACACATACGAGCCGTAAGGAGTAGATCATGGCAGACTTTAAAGGCGTTGAATTTCCAGAAGCCGCAAAACCGCCATCTGATTGGGCAAAGACTAATCCTGCAGGTCAAGAAATACCTCGTGTTGCCCAAGCTCTTAACGAAACTGATGCGGCAAATGAGCAATATGTTAAAGCGTTGCAAGAGCGTTTTGCACAACCCAATTGGTTCAAGATTGCGGGAGCTTTTGCCAAGCCACAACTTGGTGGTTTCCTTGCATCGCTAGGCTCCGCCGCGGATGTAATGGGCGAGAACGTAGAGCAACAAAGAGCTATTGAGCCAACAATTTACAGGATGCGTTCTGAGATTGCGGCCAAAAAAACTGGTCTAACTCAACGGTCAGAAGCCGACAGAATTTTGAAAGAAAAAGGTGCAACTCCTGAGTCTTATAGAGAAATTGTGCGTTTAGCTGGCCCAGATTCTGAGCAAGCAAAAGCTGTAAAAGCAGAGCTTGATGCTAAAGCTTCAATTGCTACCACATCAAACGTCTCAACAGAAACAGAAATTAAAGGTCAAAAAGCTGTTGCAGAAAATCCATTTTTGATTCTTAAAGATCCAATGTTTAAAGGAACGGTTGCCGATCCGCAACCAGATCAAATTAAAAATTATTTAACAGAACTTAACACAGGCAAGCCTAAAGACATGCCAGATTCTCAGTGGAACGCAATGGGTATAACTGCAAAACAAAATGCTGTTGCTGAGTATGCAAACCGTTTAAATGAGAAAGGCATGGATGAAGAACAAAAGTCTGCTTTTGTTGCTCGTAGCGCTGATAACTTGTTGAATGATCTGACATACCTTCGCACGTTAGCGGTTGAGCCAAAGTTGGCTCCATTGTTCTCACTGTTTAAGAACGGTGATGCAATTGGTATGTTCCGCGCTTACCTTGATAAGAACCCTGGCAACACACAGGCGGCTATTGAGGGCTTAACTGCGGCGGCCATGGAGAACCTAAAGAACGCTGATGATGCAACTCGTGCAAAAGCAGATAGGTTGATCAAAGGTATTGCTCGTTTAGAGGTCAACTTGCGTGGCTCTAGCGTTAACCCAACCAATGCGTTCCAAGAGCTTAATAGCAACCAATCACCAAGCCTTGCTAATTCTCAGGCGGGCTTTGTTGGCATCTTGGATCAAATGGGCTTGCAAGCTAAACATGATCTTGACCGTCACGACTTACGCATTGAAAGCAATATTCCTGCACGCAAGTTGCTTACAGGAACGCAAGCACGAGCATTGGAAAACAAATTGCGTGAAGAGCAAATTGCACTTGCTAAGAGTGATCCATTGGATTTCAAAACAATGCCAAGTTGGTACACGCCATCTGCATCACAGAACGCAGTAAAGAATGAAAAAGCAGTTGCTCCAACAAAAACAACTATTCCAAATAAATCTGCAACACAAAGCAATGCGTCTATTGAAGCTGAAATGAAAAAACGTGGCTTATTGCCATAAGGATCTACCATGGAATTGGAAACATCATCGGTATCTGATCTGAGCGACAAACAGTTGCAGTTTTTGCACAAGCACAATATCAGTGGTGATCGCTTGCAGATTGCTTTGGCAATTGACAAAGAAGCTAGGAAGCAAGGGATAAATCCTGAGTTTGTTTTTCCTATGGTCATGCAAGAAAGCAAGTTCAGTCAAGATACTGTATCTCCTAAAGGCGCAATAGGCGTCATGCAATTGATGGAAGAAACAGCAAAGGGTTTAAAAGTTGACCCCAATGATTTGCAACAAAACATCCGTGGCGGTATATCTTTGCTCAAAGAACTAGTGAGCAACGAAAAGATTGGCAGTGACCCGTACAAGGTACTGGCTGGTTACAACGCAAGCACGGAGACTCGCAACAAGTTTTATGAGTCTGGAAGTTTGGCTGATTTGCCAGATGAAACCATCAAACACATGCATGCCATTGGCAAGTTCTACGGTGGTGATTTGCCTTCTGCGTTATTTTCTGCACCAGAAGCAGAAGAACCAAAAGTTGAGAAAAAAGTTGACGTGGCTTCTAAGCCCATCACTGATGAAGAAAAGTCTGCTACACATATACCAAAAGCAATTGCTAGTTACATAGGCGCGGGCGCTGGTGCTACGGCTGGTGCTGGTATTGGGGCGGGTGCGGCTGGCTTACACATGAAGACAGATGTGGCCAAGATACTTGCATCTTATCCAGAAGCTATAAGCGCTTTAAAGTCTGGTAAATCGCCTGCTGAGGTGCTAGATATGGTTTTGAAGGGCAAAGCTAGTACGGGTGAATTGCCTGTTGCGCAAGGCCCATTACAAGGCGAGCCCGCAGGCGGTTATCAAACTCAAAATTGGGTTAAGTCTGGTGACACACAAGGTCGATACACAGACGTAGGGTTAAACGCAAGAGACAAAGCTGAAGCTCATCAAATGAAGCTCCAAGCTATGGCCGCGGAAGACAAGATAAGACGAATTGCACCTGAGATGCGTCCTGATCCTAACCGTGCTAATTTGTTTGTTCCAGAAAGCGCTGGACGAGGCCCGTCGCCTAGGTTTGGTGGTGCGCCTAATGTACCTATCCCCCCAGTTCCCACGCCAGTTGCAGAAGCTCCTAGCATGCTAGGTACTGTGGCAAATTATGCCAAAGGGTATTTGCCTTATTTAAAATATCCAGCACTTGGTGCATTGACTGGTGCCAACGTTGCACACGGTGTTGCTGACGTATATAACCGTGTAGTGGACAAACAGCCAGCCGAGGCCGCTCTTTCTGCCATGGGCACAACTGCTAGCACGATAGCCCCATTTGTAGGTGGAGTTGCATCTGGGCCTTTATCCGTTGCTGGCGGTGCTGTACCGTTGTATTTAGCGGCGAGTGATCGCTTGCGCCATTTGAAGAAGCACCCAGAAGATTACGTGTTAGAAAACACAGACGTAGATCCTATGGGAAATAGGATACGATAAAGATTAAATAGAATTGTTTTCTTTTGCAAGAAGCCATTCGCCCCCACCTAAACAGTGGGGGTTTTTTTTACTTACCACGTACCTCAGCAAGCTTCTCACCGACTATACGGTTGAGGTCAGTTGCTACCTTGATACAACCTGAGCGTTCTTCTTTAGCGCCTTCTTCAAAGTAAGCATCAGCAAGTAGTTTCAAGTCTTCTTCAAGGAAATTGTGGTTCTCTTCTAGGTTAAGACCACGGAAGATTTCGTTCATGCGTTCTGGTGTCATTGTTAGATCCTTTGTAGTTGAATGATTTTTATATCATGTAGCGTTGTGTATTTAACCGCGCCTTTGCCATAGTTCTTACATGCCCATGATGAGGACGTGCTACCAAGAGTTTCATAATCAAATTCGCCAAATGGTATATCGACAGTTGCGCCCACTTTGTCGAGCTTTAAAAGAAATGGGCGTAGATAGTTAGTCACCATGCCATGCCCATATTTTTTTGGTGCTCTAATTTTTCTCTTTTTCTTTTCAATTGTTGGTAAATCACCGTGCTTATTTCCGTCTAGGTCAATCACAGCAAACTTACAACCAATACTAGAAAGATAACGCAATGCTTTATTTAACAAAGTCTTTTGTATCTCATTCATAACAGTCTCTTGTACCAAGGGTTCTGGTGCCTTTGGTGGTTCTGTTGTCTTTAATGGATTTGTTGGCTTTGGTTCAACTGGTGTTATTCCTGTGGCCAATCCCAAGTCTCGCTTTTGTTGCGCTTCTTTTAACCTAGACAACCATATATTTTCATTTGATCTTTCCATTTTTATTCTCCAAATTTGTTTTTGAGGAGCCAATAGCCAAGAAGATGTTGGAACATATCCCAACCGCGTTGTAAGTCTTCTTCAGACCATTCGATGATCTTGACTAACCCTTCGTGCGTGCGTGATACAAACACGTTTGCACACCGTGCATGAGGGATTTCCAAGCCATAGCGATAGGCTGAGAGTTGCATCAAATGCTCGTCATAAGCTTCCACCTTGTCGTCAACCCCAAAGTCTTTAGTCTTGATATCAACCACTAGACCTTGTGGAGCTTCTTTGTCTGGCTTGCAATACAAGTCAACCTTGCCACCAAACCCTAAGTTGCTAGAAAACGAGCGTTCAACCAACCAAGTTTGAAATGGGTGAAGCTTGAAGTGCTCGAACAAAGCTTCTTCCACCTTGATACCACGTTGGGACTTCTGGCCATCGAAGTGTTTTTCAATCTCTTCGTGGATACGGGTGCCGTGCTCTGCGGCACGCTTGCCCGTTTCCTTGGAATCAAACACCACACGAGCAATGAACTCTTTTTCAGTCTCACCTTGTACCTTGGGTAGAGTGAGCGCCGCTAACAACAATTGCTCGTTCTTCCAGACTTCTAAACTGGGCTTTGCAGACACTTTTAGGATGGTGGTAACCGAGGGTACCAAGTCGAACTTTCGGGCGTCTCTGAGGGTCGTAGGACGGTCTGAGCCATCCTTTGCCTTTACGGTGTACTGTGGTGAGCCATCTTTGCCATACCAATGGACGGACTCAGCCGACCTTGCGATGATTGTTGTCATATGTTTCCTAGTATTTATACATGGGCGCACACGTAACATCGCTGATGACGTCTGTTATGTGTCCGCTTACGTTTTTTTTAGATGTCACCATGACTGCTCTCATACCATTGGTCTGGCAGTCGTGGATAGCGTTGATGACTTCTTGACGACTAAAAGCCGAAACCTGTCTGTCAATCAATAGTTGTTGGGTGGGGTACTGATTGCCCGATGAGCAACCAACAAGCACCACCGCCAAGAGTGCTATGTATTTCATGTTAATACCTTTGTTTTAAAAAGGAATATCGCTATCGTCTTCATCAAACGAAGCCACCTTTGGAGCAATGTCGTCTATCTTCTTGGACTTGCTATTCAACTGTTGCCACTCTGGTGATGCTTGAATTTTTGTTTTCAAATGATCACTAAAACCGTTGAACATTTCCATGTCTGGCTTATCGAGTACGAACAGTTCGTTCTTATTAACAGGCTCTGGTAGACCAGATTGCTTCATGACCGATGGAACTGGGGATACGGTAGCTACGTTGGTGTATACCTTGCCATCTTTGGAAGTCTCAATCACGTTCAACATACACCATGCACCAAGCACGTTTTTAAGGTCAAAGCGACGCATTTCTTCTTGGGTGAAGGGCTTACCACGCCATGATTGCAAATGGATGCGTAGGGTGGCTTTCTCAGACCATGACAAGGTGTAGTTCTTGAATATGGCAAATGGGCGTCCGTCACGCATTTTGATGGGGGTGCCATCTTCATTCGTTCCGTGGATTTCCCAACCAATCATGATCTTGTGTTGGAGCTTGGACTCACCCATGTACTCCGTCTTTTGCGTACCGAGATCAACGATTCGATAGCATCTTGCCAAGTGAGAACCTGACGGGGTTGACTCAAAATTACCTTTATTTTCAACAAAAAAACTCATTTAAAACTCCTTAAACGGTTACATACCGCACGGCAACTATAACACATAATTAAAACAACGTGTCAAGTTGAATCTAACAAAGAGTTATTGTAGAATGCAAATGTTGGTAGTGCGTAATAAGGGTTAGCGCCTTATCTTCCTCGTTTTGTGCAAATACATAGGAAGTCGAACACTCTGCTTTATGAGAGACGCATTGCCAACACCCTTCAAGGACAACAATGACTCTGACAGAATATTTTTCGACAGAGCCAAGGGGGGCGAAGCTTGAGATGGCGGAGCACCTTGGCATCACACCTACGTGGCTTTCACTACTGATGAGTGGTAAAAAGCAAGCATCCCCATTGTTGTGCGTGAGGATTGAAGAAGCAACTCAGCAATTGGTTAGCAAGAAGGAATTGCGACCAGATTTGTTTTCGTGATATAGTTTTTCAACGCTTGGCGGCGTGTCTAGAGTAAGCCCTAGTCGAGACTCTGCACCTACTCGGTGTCCGCCAACATTCCACAAGAATGAGAGTCTCGTCTAGGGCTTTTTTATTGGAGAAATGAATGACAAAAAGAACTGTGAAGTTAGATCAAATACGTATTGATGGTGAAACACAATTTAGAAAGAAGATTGTCCAAAAAAACATAAATCATTATGCTGAGTGCATGGAAGACGGGGATGTTTTTCCACCCATGCAAGTTACGTTTGATGGTTCTGAGTATTGGTTATGGAATGGGTTTCACCGTTACCATGCGTATAAGAAGCTTGATGTTGTAGAAATAGAGATTGAGTATCGGCCAGGCACCAAAGAAGATGCTCAAGACCTAGCACTTGGTGCCAACAAAGATCATGGCTTTGGCTTGACCAAAGAAGATAAGAAAAACAAAGTTCAATGGGCTTTATCCCAAGACCGTCACAAGGATTTGAGCAACATCCAACTTGCTAAGTTGTGCGAAGTTTCAGAGACGTTTGTGGCCGCGGAGCGCAACCCAGAGGTCAGGAAAAAGCAAGAGCAAAACCGTCTAGCTCACTACCAAAAGAAGATTTCTGGCACTACCGAGTCCAGTTCAACTGGGGGTCAAGAGTCCAGTTCAACTGGTAGTGCCGAGTCCAGTTCAACTGGGCTTGAACCCAAACCATCCATTTTAGACGGTAACGCCCCAGACGATGAAGAGTTAAAAGCCAATGAGTTAGCCATGAAATCTGACATGGATGCTATTACCAAGCTTCTAGAGTCTGACGATGCGCTAGCTACGGCATACCAAGACATCAAGCGTCTGAACCATTTGGTGGCTCAAAAAGATGTGCGTATAGCCTCAATCATGCGTGAGAAGAGCGAGTGCATCAAGTTGTGCCAAAAACTCCAGAAAGAAAACGACAAATTAAAAGGTAAAAAATGACCAAAAACCTAGCACCAAGTGGGTGTGATGATGGAACAACTTTTCCTGAACCACGCCCTTTCCAACTGTCTGCCCACGAGCAACTTCGTAAAGGGTTTAAGTCTGGCCATAAGAATCAATTGATTATGGCTCCAACAGGGGCGGGCAAGACTTACCTTGGATTAAGAATTTGTAATGAAGCCATGCAAAAGGGTAAGCGTGCGGTATTTCTGTGTGACCGTACTACTCTGATCAACCAGACTTCTACAGTGGCAGACGCCTATGGGCTTAGTGAGCATGGAATTATCCAAGCCAACCATTGGCGCAAAAGCCCTGAGATGTTATTGCAGATAGCGTCCGCCCAGACCATCGCAAAGCGTGAGTTCTGGCCACAGTTGGACGTTCTGGTGGTGGACGAAGCGCATACCCAATACAAGGTGTGGACGGACTATGCGTTGCAAAGTGGTGCGGCGATTATTGGACTCTCAGCCACACCGTTTTCCAATGGCTTAGGCAAAATATTCACAAACCTCATAAACGCCACCACGATGCACGATCTGACTGAATCAGGGGTGTTGGTGCCCATGAGGATATTTTCTTGCACAAAGCCCGATATGAAGGGTGCAGATACTGCGGGCGGTGAGTGGACGGATAAGGCGGCAGAAGAGCGTGAGATGGGCATCGTCGGTGACGTTGTAAACGAGTGGTTAACATTTGCTGAGAATCGCAAAACCATTGTGTTTGGGGCGACGATCAAGCACTGTGAGGAGTTGTGTAGGTCGTTTATTGACCAAGGCGTTATGGCCGCGGTCTTTACTTCACAAACCACCGACAAAGAGCGTGAATTGCTTTTGGAAGAGTACCGTAGACCAGACAGTGTTTTGCGTGTTTTGATTTCCGTGGAAGCACTAGCCAAAGGCTTTGACGTACCTGACGTGGGTTGCGTGTGTGACGCACGCCCATTGCGTAAGTCGTTGTCTACTGCCATCCAGATGTGGGGACGTGGCTTACGGTCGTCTCCTGAGAATGATAAAAAAGACTGTTACCTATTGGACTTTAGTGGCAACATCATTCGCTTTGCCGAAGACTTCACTGACATATTTTTCAATGGTTTAGCAGAGCTAGACACGGGCGAGAAGCTCGATAAGAAGATCCGTAAAGACGAAGACTACGAGATGAAAGGTTGCCCCAAGTGTGGGTATAAACCGTTCACTAAGCGTTGTATGGGTTGTGGATATGAGCGACCATCCAAGCTCATGGAAGACGCCAAAGATGGTCACATGTCTGAGATCTTTATTGGTGAGGGTAAGAACAAAAAAAAGCTTGCTGACAACGCTGAACACCTATGGGCTCAAGTGGTGACTTATGCACGCAAACACTCTAAACCAGAGTCTCAACAAGGTCGTGCTTATCACTTGTATAGAAAGATCACTGGCCAAGATCCTATGTGGAAATTTACGACTCAACCAACTGTTGAGATTACACGTAATGTGCATAACAAAATCATGCAATTCAACATGGCGTACAAAAAAGCAAATAAAGCACCCAGTGATATGGCTGTGTTTTTGAAAGCGATAGGTAGTAAATGAGCTTTATTAACTTTGCACGCGCCCATGGCGTAGAGATTGATTTAAACAACCTATACCCATCTGAGCGTATTCGTCGGTGTGGGACGCTTGATAAGCCTAAGTCCACCAACGGTGCGTTCTTCTACGATGGCAAACGTGGGTGGGTGATGAACTGGGCAGAAGAAGCCAGAGTTATCTGGTACGAAGACCCAAATGCCAAGCCTTGGTCTGAACAAGAGAAGCGTGATTGGATGGCAAAGCGCCAAGTGTTAAATGCTGACAAGAACCGTTCATACGACATGGCGTCTGAGAAAGCTACCAACACGTTGCGTTCTGCCAAGATGGAAAGCCACCCATACTTGGAGATCAAAGGCTTTAAAGACATGCAAGGCTATGTTTTGGACGGTAAGTTGTTGGTGCCTATGCGTAACGTAGTGACGGGTAAGTTACAAGGTTACCAAGAGATCTATTGGGACGAACCAAATCGCAAGTACAACAAGAAGATGCTCCACGGTATGCGTGCTAAGAACGCGGTGCTCTTGATGGGGTCTAGAGAGGCTCCAGAGGTGTGGTTGGTCGAGGGTTACTCCACAGGTCTATCCTTGCATAAAGCCTTGCGTAGCGTCGGTTTAAACAGTTCTGTGATGGTGTGCTTTTCTGCCATCAACATGGTTCAAGTTGCTAGTCAAGTCAAAGGCGATTGTTTTATCTTTGCAGACAACGATGTGAGCAAGACTGGTGAGAAGTCTGCTATTGAGACTGGGTTGCCTTGGACGATGGCAGATGAGGTCGGATATGACGTCAATGATCTACACGATAAGCGTGGTTTGATGGCAGTTGTAAAAAAAGTTATGGATTTACGAAAAGAGGTATTGACACGAGTTGCTACAACGTAGCTATAATCAGCATATCAACGGTCTGGTAAACCGTTGTAGTTTCCAAACAAACGACATCCGCAAACCCATTGGTGAGCGGGCTTCGTCAAAGCTAGAGAACGTGGTTTGGCACCTCTCTATGCGGCAACCAAGCCTAAAGCTCGTTCACCAATGGGTTTTTTGCTTTTTGCTTTACCCGTACTCCGCACGTTAGCAAGCACCTCAATCGTGGTGGCGCGGAAGGAAAGCGTACACGGTATGACGCAAGTCTAGGGGGCAGTTCCCGAACAACCCGTGCGACTGGTCGAATCATCAAGTCGGGGGCAGAACTTACGTTCGCATGATGATCCTGTTTACAGGGGTGAAGCACCTTCTCCTTTCTACTCTCTCTGGGGGTAGGGGGGTCTTTGGGTGAAAGGTATTGAGGGAGTCCAAGCAAGACAAAAAGAAATACGGGTGGGTGCCTTTTTTTTAACTTGTAACTGTAATTTCCTGTTATAGTGTGATCACCACGATGTTGTGGGTAAAGGAGAAAAAGATGAATGAGTCAATGTTTAAATGCCAATTTGAGTGTGGTGACTTTGATGCTGAGTACTACGCATTTATCTCTGAGCGTTGCGATGCTTGGACTAAACAAAAGGTTGAGCGCATCGTTGAGAGTGGCGACATGTTTGAAGAATTTATGGATCACATGATTGCGAACTGGGCATGACTGAAGACGAGATCAAAATAGCAACTGCCAAACACGACAGGCGAACACAAGCGTTCATGGCTCATGGGATGGCTCAAGAACAAGCTTGGGAACTGGCGGACAAGTTGTTTAACCGTGACGCAGATCCCCAAGACGATAGGCGTCTTTGCTTTGAGTGCAAGTTATTTGATATGAAGCATGGAACTTGCCCAAAAATCGTTGATAGGAAGGGTAAGCCTCAACCGTCGTTAAAGTTTATTTTGCAAAGATGTGATTGGATACAACTGAAAGGTAAAAAATGAGAAGAATAGGAATAGACCCAGGCATTTCGGGCGCAATCGTTGTGCTTGAAGACAACATCCCAGTTGAGTGGGCTTTGATGCCAACGATGAAGATTGGATCCCAGAACCGCGTTAACGCAGTTGCATTGGCGTCATTGCTTCGTGGCTATGGAAACGACAGCAAAGTATTTGCATATGTCGAGCAAGTGCACGCTATGCCCAAGCAAGGGGTATCAAGCATGTTCTCCTTTGGACACTCTTGTGGCGTGATTTCGGGCGTCCTAGGCGCGTTTGAGATACCTGTTACCTATGTCACCCCACAAATGTGGAAGATGCGTGCACACCTGACAAACAAGGACAAGGATTCGGCTCGGTCATTGGCGATACAGATGTGGCCACATTGGAGAGAGTTGGATAAGAAAGGTCAAGGCCAAGCGTTAGCGGATGCGGCTTTAATTGCGAGGTATGGGTTATGAAAAAGGAGGAAATGGTTACGCTTTTAAGAAGCGTAGGAGTAGAAGAGAAAATTATCACGGCCATGGAGAGTGCATGGGATGTGGGTTATGACTACGGTGAAATTGTTGGATACAACAAACATTTGCAAAATTTAAAAATTATTGGAGAAACAGATGAGTCAAAAAGAGATTAACGACGCAGTAGATTACATCTACACACATGGACAAAAGTACGCCCAAGCAAAGGCTAACCTTGTTTACTTGGAAGAGTACCGCAAGACTTTGAAAGCTATGCTCATGACACAAGCCATGTCTGACGGTGCTAGGTCTGTAGCAAACGCAGAGATGAGAGCCTATGCAGACGCCAAGTACGTACAGCACCTAGAAGACCTCAGAACAGCCGTAGAAGTCGCAGAAGGCTTTCGGTGGGGGTTGATATCGGCACAAGCTCGTGTAGAGGTCTGGCGCTCATTAGAGGCGTCTAACCGTCTCATGGACAGATCAGTTGCTTAACTGGAGTACCCATGACAAATACATTGGTATCAAGCGTAATACAAGACGACATAACCAAAGAGATATCACAATCTTTTGACTATGAGTTTGAGGGCAAAACAAAGTTCAACGTTCCGTACATGCCAGATCTTCCAAAGGAATATGGCATTGGGTTAATCGTTGGAGCAAGTGGTAGTGGTAAGTCATCGATGCTTGGAAAGTTCGGAAGCGAAGAGCAAATCGTTTGGGACGAAAGCAAAGCAATTTGCTCACACTTTTCAGATGCAACCCAAGCACAAGAAAAGCTCAGTGCCGTTGGCTTTAACTCGATACCGTCATGGCTCAGGCCATACCACGTACTGTCAACGGGTGAGAAGTTCCGTGCTGACTTGGCCATGAGGCTCAAAGACAACGCCATCATTGACGAGTTCACGAGCGTGGTTGATAGAAACGTAGCAAAGTCTTGTGCATACGCAATCAGGCGCTATGTCGATAACACAAAGTTAAAGAACATAGTCTTTGCGTCGTGTCATTACGACATCATTGAATGGTTGCAACCTGATTGGGTGTACGACACAACAACAAACCGACTGACAGTCGGAAGGGGGTCAGTTCGGCCAGAAGTTCAATTGGAAATACTTCCTTGTTCAATCGAAGCTTGGAAAATGTTTCGCCACCATCACTATCTCACAGGGAACATCAATAAGAGTTCACGATGTTGGATCGCAACATGGGAAGGAACGGTTGTTGGATTTACCGCAGTTATCACTCTTCCATCAGGATCCTTAACAAACGCATGGAAAGGCCATAGGACAGTGATATTGCCAGACTTCCAAGGGTTAGGCTTAGGCGTGAGATTAAGCGATGCTATGGGCGAACTACACATCCAGAACGGGTTACGTTACTTCTCAAAGACTGGTCACTTACGGTTGGGTGAGTACAGAAACAAATCCAAGAATTGGAGAGCTACCACGCACAACATGGAAGACAGATCAAAACAATACGCACGTTCTATCAAGAATAAAACCAACACGTTCTATTCCAAAGAGCTTATGGAAAAACATGCAAACAGAATTTGCTATTGCCACGAATATGTAGGAAGCAATGAATAACACACTAAGCGCAAAAGAAAAAGCATACGTAGGCTTAGTAAAGCTCATGCCATGCTCCGTATGTGAAGCATCTGGACCAAGCGATGCACACCACGTCAAACAGCATAGGCAATACACGGTGGTGGCCCTTTGTAAGTCGTGCCACCAAGGTAGCAAGATGGGTTGGCATGGTGAGAGACGTGCATGGGCTATCGCAAAGATGGACGAAATCGATGCTTTGAACAAAACAATTGAGAACGTCATCGAGTACATAAACCAAAATTGAAAACACAAGTATACAAACTAGGGTAATGTATTAGGGTTTGTCCCAATAAAATAGTCTGTTTAGGGTGCTCAAAACTCTAATTTTTTGTTATGATTCTTCTACCGCAACAGATAGCGGTTTTAACTTAAAGGAAACATCATGACAGTAGTAGCACAGATCCAAGCCCTCGCAACAGTCGAGTCCATCACCAACGACATTGACACACTTGCAGTGTTAGATCGTCAGATCAAAGAGATGACGGTAACTACCAAGTCTCTCAAAGACAGCATCGCCAACACATTGGGCGAAGGCAAGCACCGTGGTGAGAAGTATGGTGTTCGCGTCACCATCGAGAACCGCAAAGGCTCCATCGACATGGAAGCATTGTTGGCTCACTTCGGTATCACAGCCGAGCAAGCAGAGCAGTTCCGTGGCGATTCAATCGCTGTGATCAAAGTTTCTCCAACAGCGTAAGTTGAGCGACATGTCTGACATCAACAAAGACTTCAAAAAAGTAGAGCACATCACTTACTTTGATCCAATGGTTCACAGTACAGCAGACGATATGTGTTTTGTATGTTTACATGAGCTAGACCTACACGCTGAAGGCGAATATTGGCACCCAATTAAAGTACGTCGTGACTTGCTTAAGTTTATTCAAAAGCATGGCACCGATTACTACAAGAACGAAGCATTACGCCAGTTCAATTTGGGCAAAGACAAACGCAAAGAAGATTGCGATTACATCTAAACAAACGGGGGCTACGGCCCCCACTAGGAGCACAACATGAAACGCGCATTTATCAAAGCATTTAATGAACTCAAGAAGTTGGGTTGCCCAGTGTTCGAGCGTAGTGACTACGAAGGTCGATTCTTGATCAGTGCAGAAGATCCAGAGTCATACAAGTGGGCTGACTACTACGCTTACGGTGATGGACGTTGGAAGGGTGAGAACACTAGCCCCAAGTTGGAAGAAGTTCTGAAGAAGCATGGCTTGTACTGCGAGTGGGAAAACGCAGGCTGTTTAATCGTATTTGAGGCATAACATGAAAAACGTAACCATATCAAAGCACATTAGGCTTGAGCTAACTGCTGAAGACTGGGATCTGTACACCAACATGAAAGGCAGTAGCAATGCCGCTAACTTCTTGAACCTAAACATAGCTCAGGTTCTCAACACAACAGAAGACTTCAGGGAAGCTGTTCGCGCTTGCGACAAGTTCATGGATCGCATGTCTGAGTACGGGTCTAGCGACACAGAACCCATGCATGTGCTTGGCAAGATTATTTCTAAATTTTATGAGGTTGAATATGTCTAATCGATATTGGGACGACAGAGGTACGTACAACGAAGAATCTAAGGCTCTACAGGCGTTGATTCCAATGGTGGGTGCCGTACCCTACCGTCGTACAAAAAACATGCACCTAGAGCGTTTTCGCAAGGCTGTGAATGCGTACTATGACTTGTACAACAACGGGCTATGGAACCGTGCTCGTGAGTTCGCAAACCTGTTCAAGCTTTACGGTTTGCGTGAAGTCATGCGATACGGTGACCTAAATGAGAGCACTGAAAGAGCCATAGAAACCATCATGGACGAATACGTTTTACTCGCGTATAAAGAGCAACTTGCACTAGGTAATATCACAGCAAAGGAGTTAACTTATGCTTAATCAGACCACCAAAATGTTTCCAAGGAACATAGAAAAGAATCCCGTGATCGAGGGGCCGTTCCACAAGAAGCCATCTGAGTTCGGTATCTTGTTGGCAATTATTTTTGTAGTCGCTTTGGCCGTTGTTATTTGTGATCTATTTATTTGGAGGCCGTAATGAAAGAGACAAGCCAACTAGCACGCCAAATACTTGGCCAAGAACATGTGAAGTTTTTTACACAACAAGAGTTTGACGGTGAACTGGCTATTGCCAAGGCGGAGATCATGACGGTGGCTATCGAGACAACCAAGCGTGCCATCATGATTGAAAGAGAAGAGTGCGCCAAGCTAGCAGACGAGTGCGTGGACATTGAGAAGCTTGGTGATGCTATCCGTAACCGTATACCAAGCCAGAGGCAATAACCATGGACGCAGAAGATCAGGAGTTCAACCGCATAGAGATGGAATCTCGTATAAAACAAGAATACATCAGGGCTATGCGTAAGAAGGTTGATGATGACTTTGATACCGAGTACGCAAAGACCGTAACTGGACTCATGGAAGAACTAGCAGTTGCCAGTGTACTGATACGTGAAATGGGTGACCGACTGGCTAAGTTGGAGGCAGAGCGCAACTTCTGTCAACGCTGTGGCAAGTACCTTTTCGATGGGCATATTCACACTTGCACACCACCGATGGAGAAGAACACATGATTGACCTTATAAGCACTAATGAGGGCATAGAAGAGGAGACAAGATGTTCTGCGCACTTGATAGCTGGCGTTATTGCTTTGGCCATAGAAGACCTATGCGTGGAGCCCACAGAAGACGAGCTAGTCCACCATTGCAACCTGAACCGTAATGCCATAGGTTCATTGAAATTCTTCTTTAACACTGACTCGATGTTCTCCGCCTATGCAAGCCTAATAGGACTAGACCCACAGATCTTCATAAAGGCTCTAAAACGACGTTATTTTGAAGAGAATGAACAGAAGCGTACCAAGGTGCCATATCTCAGCCATAGGGACGTTAAATCGCTCAGGATACGCATCCACTGGTGGCAGAACAGCCCAGTCCAAAGCAGACAACTTGAACTACAACTTTAGGAGTACATCATGCTAGAGACAGTTGCTTGGATATTTTTATTAATGACATCGGGCTTTGTGATCTTTGCCTTGGTAGCCGTGGTCATGCTCATGATGGATCAGGACGATTAGTGAAAACACCTAGTAAATAATCTAATTTTCTGTTATAGTTACTTCACTGCACTGACGCAGTGTTTAAAAAGGTAAAAGATGACATACACACTAGCAAACATCGAGAACCCAGTAGCTTACGAAAAAGCTATCAAGCGCAACATCGTTGCTAATGCTCAAAAAACATTTTCCAAGGCATATGCCAAAGAGCACCAAGACATGATGGATTTTCTTTCCATGGGTCGCACCTATGACGACTTCGGTGGCATGTCTGGCTACAAAGAAGGTTTTGTTGGCTCATTGGCAGAAGCTTATGACACCTACGGCAAATTGACTTCTGGCCAAGCAAATGCAGTTCTAAAGAACATTGAGAAGAACAAAGCACGCAAAGCAGAGTGGGCAGACAAGCAAGCTTCTTTGAACGCTTCACGTATTCACTTGGGCACCGTAGGCGAGAAGCTTACAGTGACTCTCAAAGTTGTTCACATCATTGATATCGAGAGCAACTTTGGCACCATTTACATCAACATCTGTGAAGACGCAGACAAGAACATCATCATTTACAAAGGCAACGCTAAAGGCTTTCCTGAGAAGGGTGAGACAGCCACCATCATTGCCACGGTAAAAGACCATGGCGTGCGTGATGGCGTCAAGCAAACCGTTATTCAACGTCCAAAATTAGTATCTTTAACCAAAACTTAATGGAGCACACCATGATCACAACAGAAGAATTTCACACAAGCATCAAAGGCAAAGAATACAACCACTACATGTATGTGGACGTATATGATGAAGATGGCGTATGGATCAGTTTGAACGTGCCAAACGCACGAGCTAACATGATAATCACTAAGTCGCAAGCCAAAGATATGATCGCCTCATTGATACGTATCGTTAACTATCTGGAACAAGACAATGGCAACAGCTAAAAAGATCGTGGCCAAAAAGACCGTGGCAAAGAAAACTAAGAAGACCCCAGTTCAACTGGAGTCCAAACAGTTCTCAATGCCTACGGAAGTAAAGGATTGGATAGATCACGCATCAAGTCGCCTCGCATACATGACATCAGAGATATTGCGCCTCAAAGAAGAGAACCAAAAGCTCAAGCGTGCAAACAAAGTCATGGAGCTTCGTGTAATGGGTACAAGCCTTGAGTAACCTAGATAAGTATCAACAACTCCAAAGCCTCATGATGGGCTATGACAACTCAGGACTGTATTGGTGCAAAGCCATGAAGTCTTGGGCTCTCATAGTATCGGACAAAGAACACGAAGCACTACTCATAGAACCAAAGCTAGACAACTTAATAAATATATTGTTAAACTCAGACCTGTAATGCACTGAAACGATTGTGCGCAAAGGACTGAAACATGACCGAAGAGAAAACAACGTTAGTCTCCACTAACATACTATCTACAGTAGACGGATTTAGAGGAGAGCGACATGGCTGAGGGCAAGAAGACAGGCGGTAGGGTGGCAGGAACGCCCAACAAGGTCACAAACGAAGCTCGGCAAGCCATAGCCTTGTTTGTGGACGCAAACGCTCACAGGCTCACTGGATGGCTCGACCAAGTAGCTGAAGGAGTGAAAACGCCAGATGGTGATGAGTACGTGGTGCCACCAAATCCAGCCAAAGCATTCGACATGTTCCAATCGGTGGTGGAGTACCACATACCGAAGTTGGCGCGTACCGAGCACATTGGTAACGATGAGAAGCCATTGGTGATTGAGCACAACGTAGACGTGTTTGGTGAGTTGCTCAAGAACATCAGACTACAACGCCAATCAGAATGAGCGTACTAGACGAGCTTCTGGTCGATCCCACGTTTGTAGAAGAGTACCGTAGCAGACCTATACTGAATCAGTTGGCCATCAATTGGCAACTGAAGTGGGTAAGCGAACAAGCACACAAGCACCAACTAGAGCCATCGGGGGATTGGTGGGATGTGTGGTTGCTGTTGGGTGGACGTGGTGCGGGTAAGACCAGAGCCGCCGCAGAGACTCTAGCGTCTTGGGCATGGAACGAACCCAATACACGTTGGTTAGTGTCAGCCCCCACGTCTGGTGACTTGCGTGGTACGTGCTTTGACGGTGAATCAGGCTTGATGAAGATAATCCCTGAGAAGCTAGTAAAAGACTACAACAAGACTTTGCACGAGATCACGTTATACAACGGATCGTTCATCAAAGGCATATCGGCATCGGAGCCTGATCGCTTCCGTGGTGGTCAGTGGCATGGCGCTTGGCTTGATGAGTTGGCCGCTTGGGACTACCTACAAGAAGCGTGGGACATGATCATGTTCGCAGTTCGACTGGGCACCAAGACCAAGATCATTGCGTCTACTACACCCAAGCCTAAAGACGTAGTAATGGATCTGGTAGGGCGTGAGGGTGATGACGTGGTGATCACGCGCGCCAGTACGTATAGCAACATCAAGAACCTATCTAGCAACTTCCAGAAGCAGATCCTTAGCTATGAGGGCACAAGGCTCGGACGCCAAGAGATCCACGCAGAGCTTCTAGATGGAGAAGAGTTCGGCATCGTCAAGCGTGATTGGTTTAGGCTCTGGCCAGACGGTAAGCCCTATCCCAAGTTCGAGTACATCATCCAGAGCTATGACTGTGGCTTTAAAGATGGCAAAGAGAACGACCCTACTGGGTGCATAACGCTTGGAGCGTTTAAGCCATTGGATGGCGGTATGTGCGTGATGGTGATTGACTGTTGGCAAGACAAGCTTCAGTACCCAGACCTACGCCCCAAGGTGATTGAAGAGTATGAGACGGTGTATGGTGAAGGCAAAGAGAAGAAGCGTGTGGACTTGATATTGGTAGAAGACAAGGCCGCGGGTATCAGTCTTATACAAGACTTGCAACGTGGTCACTTGCCTGTGTATGGGTACAACCCTGGCAACGCTGACAAGACACAGAGACTAAGCATCGTTGCCAACATCATCAGGGCAGGCCGAGTGTGGGTGCCTGAGTCTGGCATACGCAAAGGCTTTGTCAGGGATTGGGCTGAGGGCATGGTGTCCCAGATATGCGCGTTCCCTGAGACAGCACACGACGAGTTCGTTGACTGTATTAGCCAAGGGCTTAGATACTTACGTGACTCAGGTTGGATATCGATTGATCCACCACCACGAGAAGACTACGACGAAGACGATTTGATTGATGCTATGGAGTTCAACAAGCGCAACAAGGTGAACCCATATGGGGCGTAGACTTAGAACGATACCGAAGGCATAATCGGTGCATCCCACAATGAAGGAATAGCCGTGGCAGAACCTCAAGGCCCATCACCCGAAGCACGTGCAAAGCTAATGCAACTACGTGAAGAGTTCGCCAAGCGTGCTGAGATGGAGCGTCGTCGCCAATTGGGGCAACAGCACTTGGAAGACGCTATGAAGAAGACTCAGCCATTGCGCCCACTGGGTCAAGCAGATACCGAAGCCCCAGTTCAACTGGGGTCTACCGACATGGACAGTATGCGTTATGCGTTGATGAACAAGGGTGGAAACGTTAGAAGCTTTGAAGATGGTGGCTCCAATAGCATTGACTTAAATGATTTACAGCAAGCGATTAAAGGTAGAGCGCCCACCATCCCTGAGCAATTTAATAGGTACATTGCCCCCCACATCAATCGTGGCTTGGACGCTATGCTTCCGTTCCGCCAATTGGTTCAGAAGAAATTTGAGAACAATGTGTACAACCCTTTGAATGAGGCTGTACTAAATAACATAAGCTCGGCAATCAAAACATCTGGTGTAAACGATAGCGATGTGGAAATGGGTAAAACTCACATTGCAAATGCGGTTAAAAAATCCATTGGCATGGAGCCACAACGCATTCTTTTTGATGCGCAAAAAGCATTGGGTGACATCAATGAAGGCGAGTTTGATAGGCAATACGTTGACATGGACAAACGCTACGCACAACGTTATGAAGAATTAAAGAAATTAATAGCAAAAGGCAAAGCCGAAGGAGGCACTGTGAATCCATTTGATTACGAGAACCCTGAACATGTTGCATCAGTATCTGAGCATGTTGCCAAGCACAAAGACTTTAGCAAATTACCTGACGCATCCAAGCGTTTAGGTGAGACGCTATCCCAAGGTAGCTACAAGCACATAGAAGACCCACGAGTACAGATGGCTCTACGCAAGTTGGGTCACAACGCTTACTTCACCCAAGAGAAGACTGGCAAGAAGTTGAATCAGATGGTGATCAAGAAAGCAATCGGTGGTGCAGTTCCATCGATTAACCAAATGCGTCAAGCTCTATTGGCTAACGGTAAGTCTGCCTTTGGCAACATTGAGAACGTGGGTGCTAACGAAGCTCCTAACATGGACGTCAAAGCGTATATCAACCCAGACCAAAAGCGTGATGGGATCATGCCTATTGGTGGCGTGACTATGGGTAACCAACCATTGCCCATGGGCGGTGTTGATATGAGTAAGCAAGGTGGACAACAGTTGATGCCACCTAACATGACTCCCCCACCCCAACAAGGTCAACCACAAGGTGCACCACAAGGCGGTATGCCTCCAATGCCACCAACTGGTGGAGCGCCAAACCCAATGGCTCAACCACCTAGCAACATCTTGCAAATGACGCCCCAAGGTCAAGCTATGTCGGCTATGCAACCACCGAAACCACAAGGTATGGCCAATGGCGGTATTGCTACTCTTGGACAAATGACTGGTGCTGTTAACTCACCAAGCGTTCCCCAGTTCTCCCAAGGTGGTTTAGAGCCAAACCCATTGCCCACGATTATCAAAGCGCCTGATAGCAATGATCGCCCACCAGTTAGCAACCAGAACATGGACAACGGAGCAACTGACTACACGATTGACAACTTCCAACAGTTAGCCAAGGGTGGCAAAGTTGAAGTGCGCCCTACTGTGTTCGATGACAAGGCGACTCGACGTAATGAACGAATAGAAGAGGCGGCTCGTGCGCTCATGGAAGGCGACATGAAGCAAAAGGCTTATGCCAAGGTTGTAGCCAAAGAAAAGCCTGTAAAGCCTTATGACTTTATACCGATGCCCGCTACGGATGAGCAAGCAATGAACGTTTTGATCCCAAAGCAAAAAGAAAGTTATCGCACACATGAGAGTTGGCCAGAAGGTCACCGTGTTGGCCTTCGCTTAGACATCCCATCGTATGAGCGTCATGGTGTGTGGATTAACTCCATACATGATGAGTCTAGTGGTAAAGATAAGTTCCCCCCGTCTTATGGCCCCGTCTCCTCAGTGCGTAATGCTGAGTTTCAAGGCACTCCAAACAAAGCCATTCGTGTTGCAACTGGTGAACAGAACAAAGCACCGTTCGCAAAGATCATGGGTGAACTTGAGCACATAGACGAAGAGAAAGCGCTCAAGCACATGATGAAGTACTTGCGCCATCCTGACTACCGTCAAGTAGGTTACGACCCAAGACGTCATGGAGACTTCTATGACCGTGAGACGATGGAGCCTATTACTCACTCTGAGCATGTAGTGCAGATTGGCCCATTGGTCTTGGCGAAGAAGCCTGTGTATGGAAAGCGTACGTTGTACAAAGAAGGTGGAACTGCAAAGCCTACGACAAAGAGCCCAGACAAATTTAAGCCTACCGCAACAAAAGCATCGGAGGCGCTAGGAAAGCATGAGGGAAAGCATTTAAAGGTCACTCAGTCTGACCGAACAAAGGTGGGTGGTGGATTCTTGGGTGGGCCAGGCTTCTCAGGGCTACAACACATCTACCCATCACATAAAGATGTAGCGTGGGGTGTGAACTCAACGGGGGCGGCGTCCAAGATCGCTAACGCCAACGCTATGCACCCAGAGGGTCAAGCGCTATGGTCTACGTTGCTTGGAGCGCCTAACCAACACACATCAAACCAAATGGTGTTTGATATGTTGATGAAGCAATTTAAGAACTCAATTAAGTCTGGCAAGATGACTCCTGAGTTGCGTAACAATATTAACGAGCAATTAGGTATAGCTGTCGATAAAGAAGGTAAACCAGTGTTTGGAAATCCAGACATTTCAAGCAAGAACTTCTTTAAAAACTTAAACACGTTTGACCAACGTCGAGTCATGGCTGACTTGATGGGTGGTAAGGCTGTTGGTGGTAAGAAGGGTCAGATCATCAACTATGACAAGACGGTATCTGATACAACGGAACCTGAGTTGCTTGGTGCTCCAACGCACGCGATTGGCCCTCGCCTATTCCAATTGAGTGGTCAACGTTCTGTACAACCAGATTTGAACCCTGCGTTCCCACACATGTTGCATGGAGAAGACTTAGGGCAGATGTATCATCCAGTCCCACGAGAAATCATGTTGCCTGAGTTCCATAAGAAAATTAAAGAAACAAAAGGACGTAACGTTGGCGTTATGGATTTGACTCGCAATACTCCATCACAACATTTGACCGAAGACTTTTTGACGCATTTACAAAAACACGGTTACAAAAAAGGTGGCAATGTATCAATGGATGAGATGCAAGCCACTCTGACACTAAAGAAAAAAAAGGCTAAATGATGGATGAATTAGACCCACAATACACAGAGAACGACGACGGTAGTGCTCTTGTAGATCTGCCTGAAGTTCAGATGGACACTGAGGAATTGCCTGATGGCAGTGCCATAGTTAACTTGCCCGATGATGGCCCAGAGGTCAACCCAGACTTCTATTCCAACATGGCGGAAGACTATCAAGAGTATGAACTCAATACGTTAGCGTCTCGGTACATTGATCTACTGAAGAAAGACAAAGACGCCAGAGAACAGCGTGACAAACAGTATGAAGAGGGTATCCGTCGTACTGGTATGGGGAATGATGCGCCAGGCGGCGCTACCTTCATGGGCGCGTCTAAGGTGGTGCACCCCGCGATGGCTGAGGGTTGTGTGGACTTTGCGGCTCGTGCTATCAAAGAGATGTTCCCACCCGATGGCCCAGTTCGCACCAAGATTATTGGCAAGATAGATGACCTCAAAGGTGAGCGTGCAGAGCGTAAGCGTGACTACCTCAATTGGCAGATCACTGAACAGATTGAAGAGTTCCGTGACGAGCAAGAACAGTTATTGACTCAGTTGCCTTTGGGTGGCTCACAGTACTTCAAGTTGTGGTTTGACGAGGAGAAGAAGCGTCCATGTGTGGAGTTCTTGCCTATTGACCGTGTGATTCTGCCGTTCGCGGCAAGTAACTTCTACACGGCACAACGCGCCGCGGAGATGCACGAGATCACCCATTGGGAGTTCAATCGTCGCATTGCTAGTGGCATGTACCGTGACATCACCCTCACCCAAGCCACCATGCAAATTGAGCCTACAAGGGTTCAAAAGGCTAACGACAAGATCGAGGGCAAGAGCTACGAAGACAACGACGACGGTTTGCGTAAGGTTTACCACGTCTATACGTACTTGGAGATGGAAGAAGACAAGTACACCAAAGGCAAGATGGCTCCATACATCTTAATGATTGACGAACTAAACCACGAAGTAGTCGGTTTGTACCGTAATTGGGAAGAGCAAGACGAGACGATGACCAAGTTGGATTGGATTGTGGAGTTCAAGTTCATTCCATGGCGTGGTGCATACGCTATTGGCTTGCCACATTTAATTGGTGGATTGTCTGCGGCGCTCACAGGCTCATTGCGTGCGCTTCTCGACTCTGCGCACATCAACAATTCAGCCACCATGCTCAAGCTCAAAGGAGCGAAGATCAGTGGACAGAGCCAACAGGTAGAAGTTACGCAGATTGTGGAGATAGAGGGCGCACCAGGCGTTCAGGACATCCGCCAGATCGCTATGCCTATGCCTTTCAACCCACCGTCTGAGGTTCTATTTAAGCTCCTAGGATGGCTTGATACCGCCGCTAAAGGCGTGGTGAGCACCAGTGAAGAGAAGATTGCTGATGTGACCTCACAAGCCCCTGTAGGCACTACACAGGCGTTGATTGAACAGGGCGCGGCGGTCTTCTCCGCTATTCATGCACGTTTGCATGAGAGCCAAGGTCGCGTGTTAAAGATTCTTTGCAGATTGAATCGTTGGCACTTTGATGAGATGCGTAAGTCTGAGGTGGTTGCTGACCTAGAGATCAACCGTGAAGACTTTGCACGCAATACGGATGTTGTGCCAGTCTCTGACCCCCATATCTTCTCTGAAACTCAACGCATGGCTCAGAACCAAGCGGTATTGGCTTTAGCGGAGAAGCATCCAAACGAGTTCAACATGAACAAAGTGTTGGAGCGATTCTTAAAGCAGATGAAGGTGCCAGACATCAATGAGTTGATGAAAGACGCCCCTGCTCCTGAGCAACGCACGTCGGCAGATGAGAACGCGGCCATGCTTCTTGGACAGCCAGCGTATGCGTACATGCAACAAGATCACATTGCGCACATCCAAGACCACTTGCAATTTGGCTTAAACCCATTCTTTGGACAGTCCCCATTTGCAGATCCAACCTATCTGAACCACTTGATCGAGCACATCAAGCAACACATGACTCTGTGGTACTTGAACCGTGCAAATGGTTATGTGGCTAAGGCTAAGGGTGGTAAGCCTGTGGAGAACTACGATGATCCACGCTTGACCGCGGCGTTGGACAAGTTGTACACAACAGTTGGCGCACACATCACGCTAGACACCAAAGAGGTGTTTGAGCAATTTGTGCCCGCATTCCAACAGTTGATCCAACAATCTCAACAACGTGCACAGCAAGCCAAGCAAGTGTTGCCACCAGATGCCCAAGTCGTTCACGACACAAGCATGGCAGAGACACAACGTAAGACAACTAAAGATCAAGCGGATGTTCAGTACGATCAAGCTAAGTTGGCCGCGGAGGTGCAACAGCACGCCATGGACAACCAAACAAAGATTGATATTGAAAACTCAAAGTTGACTCATCAAACGATTCAACACGCAAACGAATTGGCGGCAACGCCACCACCCGTCGCACAAGCGGCACCCCCCATGGCACCAATGCCACAACCTCAAGGAAATCAAAATGGCAACTTCTGATGCAGAACAAAAAGGCCCAATGGTGCGTTATCACGCTCGTATGGCTCAAGGCGTAAAACTGGATGGCACTAGCTTAGAGCCTAAAGGTGGAAACCAACAAGGCAAAAAGCCACAAGGTGCTTTGGCTCAGGCTAAGAAAAAATGATTAGCCCTTTGATCAATGTGATCAAGTTGCGCCAAGGAGAGTTAGGTATGTCGCTAGCCCAAGGAAATGCTTCAACTTGGGAGAGCTATCAACGTATGGTTGGTGAACATCAAGGGTTGCAATACGCTCTTGATGCCATTAACCGTATGTTAGATGAAGAGAGAAACCAAGAATAAGTCCCCCTAAAGGACTGAGGCCACGCTGAAAAGCGTTTAAATGATGCACCTGAAATATGGTGTTTTTTAGGAGTTAGTATGAGTGAGAAAGAGAAGATCCCTACTATTGAGGGAAGCGTAGGCACGCCTGATCCAGTTGAACTGGACTGGGCGTTTCCCAACGTGAGTTGTGGTCAAGCACCTCTTGGTGGTCGCGTAGTTGTCCAACTACGACGCATCAAGAAGACGTCTGGACGCATCATCATCGTTGACGAAACCAAAGAAAACGAAAAGTGGAACAACATGATCGGTAAGGTCGTGGCACTTGGGCCTTTGGCGTACAAAAACAGAGACACCATGGAGCTTTGGCCAGAGGGAACTTGGGCACAAGTTGGTGATTTTGTTCGTGTACCACGATGGGGCGGTGATCGTTGGGAGCGCACAGTTCCAAACGAAGATAAAAACGAAGATCCAGTGCTTTTTATGACAATTAATGACCACGAAGTGATTGCAAAGATCACTGACGATCCTTTGTCGTTCAAAGCTTACGTTTAAGGGGGCAATATGGCTACAGATAAAAAAGAACAGATGGATTTAGACATCATGGAAGAGAAAGATGGCTCTGCGGTAGTAGATATCCCAGAAGACATGAAGATTGAAGATGATGTTAGAGAAGAAACACCAGTTAAAGAACAAAAAGCTGAGGGTGGTGAGGTCGATAAAGATGATGCAGATCATCCTGATGACACCCAAGAGCTAAGTCAGGCTAAACGTGACCGTCGTAGGGCTAAACGTGACCTAATTCACAAGACAAACCGCGAAAAAGACATTCGTTTACAGCAATTACAGCGTGAAAACGAAGAATTTAAGCGTCGTTTGTCAAGTGTGGAAGACCGTACACGCCAAAACGACGTAGCACGCCTTGACAAGACCATTGAAGATAGCCAAGTACGCTTGGAATACGCAAAAATGAAGCTTGCTGAGGCTGTAAACACCAATGACGGTGAGTCTATGGTGCAAGCACAAGAGCTTTTTACTCAAGCGAAGCAAGAAATTGCTCAACTTCAGTCTTATAAGCACAACATGGCAAATGCGCCACCACCTAGACAACAACAAGAAGTTATTCCACCTGATCCAGACGTACAACGGAACGCCGCAGAGTGGATGAAGCGTAATTCTTGGTACGACCCAAACGGAAATGATCGTGATGTGTTGATTGCCAAGAAACACGATGAGGCTCTGGTCACTGAAGGTTGGGATCCAACAGATCGTGATTATTGGGCTGAGTTAGATAGTCGCTTGCAAAAAGCACTACCACACCGTTACAATGGATCAACGGACAGTGATTCTATTGTTCGTAAACCGAGGAATGTTGTGGGAAGTTCTGGACGAGAAGCATCAGCGGCATATGGGGGACGGAACACCTCCCAGTTCGTGCTTTCACCTGAAAGGGTTAAAGCAATGAAAGAAGCTGGCGCTTGGGACAATCCAGCACGCAAAAAAGCAATGGTCGAAAGCTTCATGAAGTACGACCGTCAGAACCGCAATTAATACTTGGAGAATAAATAATGGAATCACGTCTTAAAAAATCTTTGAATGCTAGTGGACGCAAGGATCGCGCAAGTGAGGACGCCACCCGCAAAGCACCAGAAGAGAAGTTCATTTCATCGCAGGAACGTAAAAAAATGTGGAGCGATGAGTGGACGCAATCAGCACTGCCAAAACTACCCAATATGGATGGGTGGCATCCTTGCTGGCTTTCAACAACCAATAGCTACGATTCAATTGATAAGCGGATTCGCCTAGGGTACGTACCAGTTAAGTCTGATGAGTTACCGGGCTATGAAGATTACCATGTCAAATCGGGTGAGCATGTTGGGTATATTTCTTGTAACGAGATGTTGTTATTTAAGTTACCAATGGATATCTTTCAGGACTACATGGTGGAAATGCACCATGACAGACCTCGTGATGAAGCGGACAAAGTTCGTGTTCAACTAGAAAGTCTCCAAGGGCAACGTGATAGCAATGGCAAGTCACTTGTGAATGTTGAGGGTGAGGGTCTTGGCAATCTTGATAATCAACCAAGCAAAACGCCCGTCTTTTCGGGTTAACCTCTTAGGAGAAAATTATGTCTAGTACTAATGCTCCGTTCGGCTTGCGTCCTGCGTTCCACCCTTCTGGTCTGGATCGCGCACAGGCGCTCGCTGGCGGTATTACATCGGGTTATGGAACCCAAATTCTGAAAGGGCAACCTGTTGCCTACTCAGCGTCTGCTGGTGTGATCATTCCCTTGACTACTGCCCCCGCTTCTGGATCTGCTGTTGCATGGTCTGGCGCGTTCTCAGGTGTTGAGTGGACTGACACAACTGGTCGTCGTCGCGTATCTAACTACTGGCCTGCATCGACTGCGTATATCGCGGGTTCGTGCGTAGCTTATTTCTATAACGACAACAACATCGTTTATGAAATCCAAGCTGATGGCGCTATGGCACAAACCACAATTGGCAATGAATACAACTTCACTGCAACTACTGCGGGTTCTTCTACCACTGGTTTATCGCAAGCTACTTTAGGCTCTGCGACTGCCGCTGGTAACACAACCCAAGGTCAGATGCGAGTTGTTGACATTGCTCCATACGTGGACAATGCATGGGGTGATTCATACACGATTGTTCGTGTTGTGAATGCACAATCTCAATTCTTTGGCGCGTTTACGGCCATCGCTTAATATAAGGAGCTAAATCATGGCCGCACCAATGCGCAGTACGGACTTTAGAAGTATTGTTGAACCTATCCTCAACGAATGCTTCGATGGAGTCTATGACCAACGTGCCGACGAGTGGAGCCGAGTGTTCCGCGAAGAAGACGGCATTCCACGTAACTACCACGAAGAGCCTGTCCTTTATGGATTTGGTGCCGCACCCCAGTTGCCTGACGGTACTCCCGTTACGTATCAACAGGGTGGCGTACTCTTCTTAAAGCGCTATGTGTATAAAGTGTATGGCTTGGCCTTCGCTTTGACCAAAGTGCTTGTTGAAGATGGCGACCATATCCGTATCGGTCAAGTTTATGCACGCCACTTGGCACAGTCTTTGGTGGAAACCAAAGAGTTGTTGTCAGCTAACGTGTTAAACACATCGTTCAACTCTGCCTACCCAGGCGGTGATGGCGTTTCTTTGATCAGCACTGCTCACCCAATCGTGAACGGTACGTTTAGCAACCAATTGTCTACATCAGCCAATTTGTCGCAAACGTCACTAGAGCAAATGTTGATCCAGATTCGTCAAGCTGTTGACAACAACGGTAAGAAGATCCGTTTGGTTCCACGTCAATTAGTCGTGGCGCCAGGCAACATCTTCCAAGCCGAAGTGTTGTTGAAATCTGTTCTACGTACAGGCAACGCAAACAACGACATCAACCCCATCAAGGCAATTGGCTTGTTGGACGAGGGTGCCGCAGTTCTGTCACGTTTGACTTCATCTACCGCATGGTGGGTGCAGACTGACGCTCCAGAAGGCTTCAAGTTGTTGATGCGTCGTCGTCTTGAGAAGACCATGGAAGGTGATTTTGAAACCGACTCCATGCGTTACAAGGCTACAGAGCGTTACGACGTAGGCTTTACGGATCCACGTTGTGCTTATGGCACCGCTGGTGTCTAAAGCAAACAGGGGGTTGTAACTAAATTACACCCCCTTTTTTTTAATCTGATCAAGCTTTTCAAGGAGAAGATCAAATGCCTCAATTTTCCGACGACCTATTCTTAGGCCCTGCACAAACGTACATGGGTACGGGACTTCGCAACTACTCTACTACCGCAACTGGTGGTACTGGTAGTGTTTCATCAACAACTTTGACAATAACTGCGATGAACTTTGGTTCGCCAATTGTTCTCGGTATGTATGTTGATGGATCAAGTGTTACTGATGGCACCTATATCACTGCATTTGGCACTGGTACTGGTGGTACAGGCACTTACACACTCAATCAAGCACTTAACATTGCTAACACAACAGCTTTAACTTTCCATGATCTAGAGCCTTACGACAATCCATCTCCGATGAGCTTGGGTATTGGCCCACTTGGTCGTGTCTATGTTTGGGACGTCGTTCCTCAAGCTCCAGTCACTAACAACATTGCTTTATCGCAAACAACAACAACTGCCAATCAAGCAGTTACTTTGACTGCTGGTACATCAGCCAAGTCTGTTGTTCGTCAAGATGGCGTAACTGTGATCCAGTTAGACGTGCCACGCGCTGTTAAAGTTAATTCTTCAACAACTGCTCGTGCGTTTACCGTTACTGGTTATGACGTCTACGGTCAATCCATGAGTGAATTGATCACTGTGGTCACCGCGGCAACTGCTGTAACTGGCTTAAAAGCGTTCTATCAGATCTCTGGTGCAACGATTTCTGGTTCTGCAACTGCGGTTGTGATCGGTACAAGTGATGTCCTAGGTATCCCAGTTCGCGTTGCTAACGTAGCGTATGTAGCAAGCGTCAAGAGCAACAACACACTAGCGCAAGACGCTGGTACGTTTGTCGCCGCAGACACTGCTACAGCAACAACAGGCACTGGTGACGTTCGCGGAACCTACGCGCCTGCAACTACATCGAACGGAATTATCCGCACGGTGATGGCTGTGACGCTCCCTGGCATCGCTGTTGGCCCCAATGCGACTCGCACTGGTGCTCTTGGTGTGAACCAAAACTTAGTTTCCTAAGAGGAGAACACAATGGGTCAATTCAAACCAATGGTCAAAATGATGACCACAGAGCCTTCAGTAATCCTGAAGCTTAAAAAGGGTGGCAAAGTATCCAAGATGGCTATGGGCGGTGATTTTGCCCCTATGCAATCCACTATGCCTGCCCAAATGCCTGTTGCTTCAGCACCTCCTATGGGAATAGCACCAAAGCGTCCACCAATGATGGCTCGTCGTAAAGCGATGAATCCTCTGATGATGGCCAAAAAAGGTGGCTCAATGGACAAGCACGAAGACGCCGCTCAAGATCGCGCAATGATCAAGAAGGCTATGGCAGGCAAGAAGTTCGCTTCTGGTGGCAAGATCGACAGTGCTGAAACCAAAACTACCATCAAAGGTAACGCTAGCAAATTCTTGAATACCAAGGTTGTTGACGGTGACAAGACCGATAAGGCTCATGGCACCAAAGGCATCAAGGAAAAGAATGGTGGCGGTTATGCCAACGGTGGCACTATCAAAGGCAATGCAAGCAAGTTCATGAACACCAAAGTGGTGGACGGGGACAAGACTGACAAAGCTTCTGGTACTTCTGGTGTCAAGATGGGTAATGGCGGTGGCTACAAAAAGGGCGGAAAAGTGCCTGGCCTAGGTCGCGCTATTGAAGGTGGCAATTGGGAGAACCGAGCCGCTGATACCGCACATGGTGGCGTTTCAAACACTACTACTGGTGGTGTAAAGAACGGCAACGGTGGTGGCTTCAAGAAGGGCGGTTCAACAAAAAAAGCCTACGCGACGGGGGGTACTGTTAATACAGGCAAACCCGTCGCTATGCCACGCAAGCCTATGTCACGTCCAGTGGCAAACAGCTTGCAATCTGGCACCTTTGCTAAAGGCGGAAAAGTTAGCCACCATGCAGATGGTGGTGAAGAAAAAGGTGAAAAAGAATTTTCGCCTTGGGCAAAATTAAATATGTCTCCAAAAGAGCGCCATAATTTAATTCATGCTCCTGCTTCGTCTTACAGTGAAGACGCTGTTAACAAATCAATTGCTAGTTCTAATCGATCTGGTCGCAAGATTAGTGGTAAAGAAGCAAAAGCAATTCATTCTTTGTTAAAAGGTCGTCATGCAAAAGGTGGCAATGTAAAAAAGTATGAAAGCGGATCTTCTGTTACACCATCTGGTGATCCAAAAGTAGTTACTGACAAAGCGAGTCGTGAGCTTGAAGAAGCTTTGAATCCTTTGAGCATGATGAAAGAGGGCTACGGAAAGATTCGGGATTACTTTACTAGCAAGCCAGCACCTGCGGGTAGCATTACAAAAACTGAGAAATCAGTGACGGTAGCCCCTCGCAAACGTGGCGGAAAAGCGTAAACTAAGTGGGGGCTACGTGCCCCTACTTTTAATTTTTGGAGAATTAGAATGCGACCAATAGTACAAGGGCCATACACGCCTGCGGTAGCCTCAACAACGGCATTCAATGCCCAAGGATTTACTAGTACGGGCGTAGCGACTGCCCCAACTACAACATCGACTACAGATGGTTTGGCGCACTATGTGACACTCACATCGCCTGCTCAAGCTACTTTGGCTGGTATCAATTTTACGATTGTCGGAACAGACCCCGATGGTCACGATATATCTGAGACGATTGCTGGCCCCGCCAGTGCATCAACAGTTACAAGCACCAAGTTTTTTAAAACTGTATCAACAATTCAACCGTCAGCCACCATGGGTGCTTTGACATTGGCTGTTGGTATTGCAGTTACCGCCATTAGCCCAACAATTCCACTGACCAATTCAGCGGCGGCGGCAAGCATGACGGTTGCGATAACTGGAACAATCAACTACACCGTGTATGAAACTTTTGCAAATGTATATGTGCATAGTGCAAACTCAGTTTCTACACCAATTACTGCGTTGACATCAAAAACAGCAAACACTTCTGGAACTGCTTCAGTAAGCGCAACTGGAATAATTTTGCTTGTTAACTCAGTAACTGCTAGTGCAACATTCACCATTTGGCTTAACCAAAATAGTTCTGGATTGGCTTAATCATGCCTTTAATCAAATCAAAATCTGACAAGGCGTTTAAGTCAAACATCAAGGCTGAGATGAACGCAGGCAAGCCACAAAAGCAAGCCGTGGCCATCGCTTACGCTACCAAGCGTGCGGCTAAAAAAGCTAGTGGTGGCGATGTTCGTCCTGAGTCTTACAGCCCACACTCATACGATAGCGATGTCGATTACTACGCTTCTTTGAAAAAGCGTCCTTCGTCACGTATGAAGTCTCCACCCCCTCTTGAAAGCACTGGGATGGATACTCCTCAAGATCGCAGAGTGCTTCAAGAGCAGGCGCGCATGGCAAAACAAAAGCCAATGAACAAAGCACAAGGCATGGATTTTTTGAGCAAAGTTCGTGAAGGCTTTGAAAAGATGCATCAGAAAAAAGCTAAGGGTGGCAAGGTTAAGAAAACTAACTCTTGCTGGTAATTTATGGCTAAACAAGGTCTATATGCAAACATTCATGCAAAACAGCAAAGAATTGCTAATGGCTCTGGCGAAAAAATGCGCAGAGTTGGTAGCAAAGGTGCCCCAACTGCTGAAGCGTTTAAAGAGTCAGCCAAAACAGCCAAAATGAGCAAAGGTGGCGTCTCTCTTGCCATTGGTAGGGGTGAGAAGCTTCCAGAGTCAAAGGGGGCTGGTCTGACCGCTAAAGGTCGTGCAAAGTACAACCGTGAGACTGGTAGCCATTTAAAGGCTCCACAACCTCAAGGCGGAGCCCGTAAAGACTCTTTTTGCGCAAGAATGAGTGGCGTTGTAGAACATGCAAAGGGTGATGCACCGAGAGCAAAAGCATCACTAAAACGGTGGAATTGCCCCAATTGGTAGAGGTAAACAATGTCAACTAGCGGAACAGTCGGTCAAACAGTAATCACCGTTCAGAACTTGATCGATGATGGGGCTAGACGCGCGGGCAAGTTGGCGGAAGAGTTGACTGTTGAACAGGTACAAGCCTCAAAACAGTCTCTCTTCATGATCTTGAGCAACTTGATCAACCAAGGTATCCAATACTTTGCCATCAAGAAGTACGTATACGGGCTTCAGCCGAACAAATACGAGTACTTGCTACCCACGGGTGGGGTAGACGTTTTAAACGCCTTGTATCGTTGGATGACGCAACCTATTGGTTCGTACACCACGAGTGCGGGCGGTATCGTCCAAAACGTGGCTGATGACAACGTGGCAACTTATTGCCAACAAGGTAGCGCCAATGGCAATATCGTGGTCAATTACGGAACAAACAATCCTCAGTACATTGGCTCAATTGGCATGATGCCATACGTGTCTGGTGGAGGCTCTGCTACGTGGAGTTACTACTACCAAGCATCTAGCGATGGATCGACTTGGACGACGCTGTACACGGCAACTGCGGTTACTGTGACGGATGGACAGTGGTTGTGGCAAGACATAGATCCAGGCGCAAACGTCCAGTACTACCGTATTCAAGCGTTTGGTGGTACTACTTTGGCTATCCGTGAGTGGTACTTGGGTGTGAACTCAACAGAAATCACCATGGCTCGTTTGAACCGTGATGACTACACCAACTTACCAAACAAGAACTTTACGGCAAACCAACCGTTCCAGTTCTGGTTGAACCGTACCATTCCCCAAGCAACTATCACTTTGTGGCCAACCCCACAGAGCGCGTTCTATCAAATGACCGTGTGGTATTCAAGCCAAGTGGAAGACGTTGGTGCACTGAACGGTCAATTGGCTATCCCAGACCGTTGGTTGATGGCTATACAGAATATGCTAGCTCACCAAATGAGCCAACAGTTGCCTGCCATTGATCTCGCAAAGATTCAATACTTGGAAGCCCAAGCGGAGAAGTACTTCATCATGGCGGAGCAAGAAGAGCGTGATAAGTCACCAATCTACTTTGCTCCAAACATTAGCGTGTACACGAGGTAAGAATGCCTCGTTTTTTAAACACCGAAGGCAATGCAGTAATTGCAATTTTCATTTGCGACAGATGCAAGATGAAAAGACCAATTGTTGAAGAAATGCCTGATCCAAATTTTCCAGGCCTTCGCGTTTGTCAACAAGGTTGTGCTGATCAAAAGGATCCGTATCGGTTGCCTGCACGCAAGACTGAGCGCATTACATTGGCGTATCCACGTCCTGACGTTAGCGTAGCTGTGGATCCTGACGCAATCATCACAACAGGTGATAATCAACTTGATCTTTCACCTGAGCAAAACACTCAAACGCCTTCTAATAACGGAAACCTTGATACTTTGAGTCCATCACCGGGGCAGTAAATATGGCCAATATAACCATTACCCAACTACCAAACGCATCAGCCTTGACGGGTTCTGAGCTTGTACCTATTGTTCAAAACGGTGTAACTGTACAAACCACTACTAGCTCTATTTCTGGTGCGGGCGCACTGAACTATCCGTTTTTGACTGTTGGATCAACTTCAGGATTGACCCAAGCGCGTTATTTAACGACTAGCACTGGGTTATCTTTAACTGATGGTGGCGCAGGCACCACTTTGCGAATCAACATGACTGGCGCGTCAGCAAGTTTGAATAGCGCAAGTACAGGAATTATTGTCAAAGATAGCGCTAGCACAGTCACAAACCGTTCAATAACGGTTGGCTCAGGGATGACCGTCTCTAATGGTGATGGTGTTTCTGCAAATCCTTTGATCGGTTTAAGCCAACTTTTACAAAACATTTCTAGTACAAGTGCGGTTGGTTTATTAACTGTTAACGGAAACACTGTTACAGCTACCACAATCGTTGGTACTACTAATCAAATTAGTGTTAGCAATGGAAACGGCATAGGTGGTTCGCCCACTATAGGTATTGCGTCTAACCCAGTGGTGCCAGGCACCGCTTCAATAACAATTCCTAGTGGTACTACTGGACAACGTGGTAGTGCCACAAATGGCCAACTTAGATACAACACTACTACTGGAACATTTGAAGGCTATGCAAATGGCGTGTGGGGTTCAATTACCACGGGTACTGGTGTTACTTCTGTTGCAACTGGAACTGGTCTTACGGGTGGCCCTATCACCTCGACAGGCACTATTTCAATTGCTGACACAACAGTGGTTGCAGGCTCCTACACAAATGCCAACATCACTGTTAATGCTCAAGGTCAAATTACTGTTGCATCAAATGGTTCTGCGGGTGGGGTTACCTCTTTTCAAACATCTTTAAGTGGTTTAACGCCATCGACTGCAACTACGGGCGTGATTACTTTGGGTGGTACTCTAGGCGGTGCAAGTGGTGGCACTGGGGTAAACAACGGATCAAGCACGATCACAATTGGTGGTAACTTAACGCACTCAGGCGCTTTTACACAATCTTTTACGGCAACTGCAAATACGGCAGTTACGTTGCCAACATCTGGCACATTAATTTCTAGCGTTACAGCGTTATCTGGTGCAGTTTCAGGAACACCATCATCCACCACGTATTTGCGAGGTGATGGAACTTGGGCAACCATTAGTACTTCATCAGGTACGGTTACTAGCGTTGGTTTTACTGGCGGTTTAATTACTGTAGCAACACCAACTACAACCCCTGCTTTGACCGTTGCAGGCACCTCTGGCGGTGTTGTTTACTTCAGTTCTGCAAGTACATGGGCATCAAGCGCGGTTTTAACGGCTAGCGCTTTGATGATTGGGGGCGGTGCAGGCGTGGCTCCAAGCACCACAACCACTGGAACTGGTGTATTAACGGCTTTGGGTAATGCAACCAACGGTGCAAGTGGCATTGTTGTTAAAGATGCAAATCAAAATATTTCTGTAAATTCACTTAGCCAAGGTTATTTAAGTGTTGCCGCAACTGGTACAACCACGACATTAACAGTTGCATCTGTACCAAATTATGTAGTTACTGGTTCTGGTGGGCAGACATATCAATTACCTAATGCAACAACTTTGGCAAATGGTGTTAATTACACATTCAACAATAACCAAAGCAGTGGTGCCATAACAGTCAACAATAATTCAGGGACACTTATTGTGTCTGTACCTTCGGGTGGATTTGTTGATGTAACTCTTTTATCTAATGCAATAGCGGCAGGTTCATGGGACACCCATTTCCAAGCGCCAGCAAACACCACTTGGAGCACAAACACACTAAGCACTGGCTCTGCAATTATTACGTCTCAGACGGTGCAAGGTACAAGGCTTATTTCGACAATAGCCACGGGTACGGCTCCTTTAACGGTTGCATCCACAACTCAAGTGGCTAACTTAAACGCAGAGACGTCAGGAACCGCAACAAACGCAACTAATGTGGGTATTACGTCAGCATCTTCTGGTGCAACAAATTACTTAACTTTTGTAACTGCTACTAGCGGAAATCTACCTGAATTGGTAAACTCATCAATAACTTGTAATGCCGTTAATGGGACAATTACAGGTGGCATTACTGGAGGAACTTTCTAATGTCCGCATCAGGCTATACCCCAATTTCGCTGTACTACAGCACTACAGCGGCTTCCGTTCCTGTAAACACAAATCTTGCAAATGGTGAGTTGGCGATCAACGTCACCGATGGTAAGTTGTTCTACAAAGACAATTCGAACGCTGTACAAGTTATCGCTTGGAAGACAACGCCAACGACCGCAGGCGGTACGGGTCTGACGACCTACACCACTGGTGACTTGCTATATGCATCGGCTACAAATACTCTAAGCAAGTTGGCTGTAGGCACTAATGGCTATGTGTTGACATTGTCTGGCGGTTTACCAACTTGGGCGGCCAGTACTGGTGGTGTGACATCATTCAGCGCGGGCACCACAGGGTTTACGCCAAGTACCAGTTCAACTGGGGCTATCACGTTGGCGGGGACTTTAATTGCCGCAAACGGTGGTACAGGTTTGACGTCATCTGGAACTAACGGAAACGTGTTGACATCAAACGGTTCTGGTTGGGTATCGTCTGCACCCGCGGCTTCTGGCGTCACACAAGCCAAAGCGACAATGATCAACTTTATCTTCAGTATTTAAGGAGCTAACATGGCTAATCCAAATCTTCTTGCGGCGACCACAGCGTCTGGCACGACCACGTACTTAACACCTACCAATACAACTGCTAACGTGTTGCTATCTAACGCCGCATCCAGTGGTCAGGTCTACAAGATCAACCAGATCGTGTGCGCTAACGTGAACGGTACTTCGGCTGTAAATGCTACCGTGTCAATTAACAGTGTAGCGGCAGGTGGTGGTACTGCTTACCCAGTGATCTCCACTATTGCTGTGCCCGCAAGCGCGTCAGTGATTGCTGTGGATAAAACGACTGCCATCTATTTGATGGAAGACAAGTCCATCACGGTGACATCGGGTACTGCAAGCGGAATCACTTACACGATCTCATACGAAGTCATATCGTAATTTTGGAGTAGCCAATGAGCTTACGCCAACAAAATCTGGGAAGTATTATTAAGCCTGGCTTTAATCCGCTTGGGACGCAGACGTCTTCCTATGCATATAACCTATTTACTTGGGGTAGTGGCGCAGATGGGGCGCTTGGACTTAATAATAGAACAAATTATTCCTCGCCAAAACAAGTTGGTTCTTTGTATTGGACAAATGTTGGCGCAACAAATTCTTCTTATGCAATTCGTAATGACGGTACTTTATGGGCATGGGGCTCGAATGGCAGTGGCCAATTAGGTCTTGGTAATACAACATATTATTCTTCGCCCAAGCAAGTCGGTTCATTGACTACATGGTCGTATATTGCCCAAGGATTTGGCCCACAAATTTACGTTATTAAAACCGATGGTACGTTATGGGCATGGGGATATGGCGGTTCTGGTCAATTAGGCCTTGGTAACACAACATCTTATTCATCTCCAAAACAAGTTGGATCATTAACCACTTGGAGCAAAATTGCTTTTGGAGGAGCGCATTGCGTTGCAATCAATACTTCGGGTCAATTATTCTCATGGGGTCAAAATCCATACGGTGAACTTGGACTTGGAAATACAACATATTATTCATCTCCTAAACAAGTGGGCGCTTTAACTAATTGGTCAACTGTTTCTGCTGGTAGGGTAAATTCATATGCTGTTAAAACCGATGGAACTATTTGGTCTTGGGGAAATAATGCAGTTGGTCAACTAGGGATTGGAAATAGAACTAACTTTAGCTCTCCCAAACAAATTGGCGCATTAACAAATTGGTTAAAAGTTTCTGGTGGTGCGTATTACACCGTAGCTGTTAAAACTGACGGTACTTTTTGGGCGTGGGGACAAAATCAAACAGGACAGTTAGGCCTTAACAATCTGACATATTATTCCTCACCCAAACAAGTGGGTTCATTAACCAACTGGTTAAATCTTGCTGTTGGCGGTCAAGAATTTACACTTGCATCTAAAACTGACGGAACGCTTTGGGCTTGGGGTCGTGGCACAGAAGGACAGTTAGGTCTTGGAAATACTACAAGCTACTCATCACCAAAACAAGTGGGAGTATCTACAACTTGGGGTGTTTTTGATGGTGGCCAGTATCATGTTATTGCCCAAGGATAAATCATGGCAACATTACAAGTATCAGGCGTTCAATACTCAGGCATCTGGACAATGCAACAGGTTAACTCTGCTATTTCGGCAGGGACTTGGCCGACTCAGCCTGCTCCGCATTTGTATGCGTGGGGTTTAAACAGTAATGGTCAGCTTGGATTAGGTAACACGACTAATTATTCATCCCCCAAGCAGGTTGACACTCTTACTAGCTGGTCAGTATTACCAACTGGTACATCAATAGGCGCATCTCTTGTAATTAAAACGGACGGTACTTTGTGGGCATGGGGTTATGGTCCCGGCGGTAGACTTGGCTTAGGTAATACAACATCTTATTCGTCACCTAAACAAGTTGGAGCTTTAACTAATTGGTCAAAAATATCTGTAGGATATTTCAATGTTTTAACTACCAAAACAGACGGTACATTATGGGCTTGGGGTGGTAATGGTTTTGGCCAATTAGGTTTGGGAAACATAACCTATTATTCATCACCTAAACAAATAGGCAGTTTAACCACTTGGCTTACTACAGCCGCAGGTGCATATAGTTCTTACGCTATTAAAACCGACGGTACGCTTTGGTCATGGGCTAGAAATGATTATGGCGAACTAGGTCTTAATAACACTACATCTTATTCTTCTCCAAAACAAGTTGGTTCTTTGACAACTTGGTCAAAAATAACTGCGGGGTTTTTTCATGCCTTGGCTATTAAGACCGATGGAACAATATGGTCTTGGGGTTGGAATTCCAATTATCAAGGCGCAGGTGGCCAATTAGGCCTTGGCAATAGCACCAATTATTCTTCACCAAAACAAATTGGCGCTTTAACCACATGGCTTATTACAAATGCAGGCCCATACACATCATTAGCCACCAAAACAGACGGAACTCTTTGGTCTTGGGGAATAAATAGTATTGGAGAATTAGGTCTTGGAAACAGAACTAATTACTCATCTCCAAAACAAATTGGTGTATTAACAAATTGGTTAACTATTGCATCGGGTAGATACTTTACCGTTTCTACTAAAACTGATGGAACCCTTTGGACTTGGGGTCAAAACAATTATGGACAACTAGGTACAGGTAATACAACAAACTATTCATCCCCTAAACAGGTTGGATCATTAACAACTTGGTCATCTGTTTCTTGTAGTTTAAATAATGTAGTAGCAATTGCCTCTACCTGATATAAACTAATCCCATGAACAAAACACTACACTTCCTCTCTGGCATTCCACGTTCAGGCTCTACCGTCTTGGCGGCTATCCTGAACCAAAACCCCGCAACCCACGTCTCTACGACATCTGGCCTTGTCCACGCCCTTGATGGGCTTGCCAACACATGGCACTCGGCTGGCCTGTTAAACGAGAACGACCCTGAACGCAAGAAGCTCGCGCAGACAATGCGTGGCTGTATTGATGCTTTCTACGAAGACACAGACAAGCCTGTCATCATTGACAAGTCCCGTGGGTGGCCTATCCCCCAGATCATGGGTGCGATGAACCAAGTGCTGAATCGTCCCTGTAAGGTGATCGCTACCGTGCGTCCTGTGCCTGATTGCATGGCGTCGTTCGTGCGCGTGGCAAAGCCTGATGATCTAGATAAATTCATGTACTCTGGACAGTTGGCTGACCACCTAAAGGCGGCATATCTGTCGTTGGAAGCGGGCTACAAAGCCATGCCAGAGAACTTCCTATTCGTTGTGTATGACGAACTCCTTGCTGATCCAAAGGGTCAACTAGACCGCATCCATGAGTTCTTGGGTCTGGAGCCATACGCCTACGACTTCAGCAACATCGACGGCAGTTCGGTCAAGGAAGACGACGAGAACCTACACGGCTACGCTGGTATGCACGATGTCAAGCCCGTCTTGGCTAAACAGCACGATGACAAGTCCAAAGACTTATTGAAGCACCACTACAACCAATTCTGCCAACCAGAGTTCTGGAATGACAACGCACGCACGATGCCTGAGTTAGATGACTTAGACCTCCAAGTCGCGGCTGGCAAGATGGGTGACTTTACCGAAGGGTGGAGACTCTCAGAGAAGCTCAATGCCGAGCGTCCCAATGACCACCGAGCCGCGTACAACCGCAGTTGGTACTTGCTCAAACAGGGCAAGGTCGGTGAGGGCTATAGAGAGATGAACAGAGGGCGCTTCTGTGGAATCATTGGTGAGAAGTTCCCAGACACCCCAGCCCCAGAGTGGGACGGCAAGACAAAAGGCACGATCCTGCTGTACTGCGATCACGGCCTTGGCGATCAAATCCACCAAGTGCGTTACGCCCGTGACTTAGTTGCGAGGGGTAACAAGGTAGTAGTGTGCTGTTCAGGCGCTTTGGTGGGTTTGTTCAATAAGATTGAAGGCGTATCTGCTGTCATTCAGCACGGCGCGGAATACGGCGTCTACCACGACTTCTGGTGCTTTGCTATGGTGGCTCCGTACTACCTCGGCTACGAGATGGCAGACCTACGTGGGGATGCGTATATTGACAAGCCCGCAGTCATCAAAGGTTACAAGAAACGCATTGGTCTGCGTTGGCAAGGTAACAGCAAATTCGAGGACGACCATAACAAACGCTTCCCATACCAAATGCTGTTTGATGCAGTGCGAGGCACGGACTATGAGTTCATATCTTTACAGCGCGATGAGGGTGCAGATGCTTGCCCTACGTGGGTAAAACAAGTACCATTGAATACTTGGGAAGACACTAAAAACGCTGTTGCATCCTGCGACTTAGTCATCAGTTCATGTACGTCCGTGAGCCATTTGGCGGCGGCTATGGGTGTGGAGACTTGGGTGGTTATCCCTGTGATGGGGTACTACCTGTATGCTTTAGATGGCGATAAGTGCCCGTACTACGACACCATGAAGCTGTTGCGTCAAGAAGTGTTTGGTGAGTGGGATGCTCCGTTCAACAAAATCAAAGAGAGATTGAACATGAACAAAGTAGAACTAAGGATGGTTTCGTGAGCAATCGCTACGTAGCGGCCATCAACAAGCCCGGCTTTAATCCGCTTGGGACGCAGACGAGTACGACTTTTTATGATTTGTATAGCTGGGGCCGCAATGCACAAGGTCAGTTGGGATTAGGCAACACTACCGCCTATTCATCTCCTGTACAAGTTGGAGCTACTAGTGAGTGGGCAAGCGTCTCTGCTTCTGCTGGCAATGTATTTGCGGCGGCTTTAAAGCCCAATGGAACCTTGTGGATGTGGGGATATAACGGCTATGGCAACTTGGGTAATGGAAATCTTACAAATTATTCTAGCCCCATACAAGTTGGTGCATTAACTACTTGGGCGCAGGTAGCTTGTGGCGAAGGATTTACTGGCGCAGTTAAAACTGATGGAACATTATGGATGTGGGGCCGCAATAATAATGGTCAGTTAGGTCAAGGCAATACTACATATCGGTCTAGTCCTGTGCAAGTTGGATTACTTTCTACATGGCTCAATGTTGCCGCTGGTTATAATCAAACTATTGCTTTAAAAACTGACGGCACATTGTGGTCTTGGGGTAGTGGTAACGTAGGTCAGTTAGGTTTGGGAAATACTACGTCATATTCTTCGCCAAAGCAAATCGGAGCATTGACTACATGGTCTAAGATTTCTACATCAGCATACTTAGACCCTATGACGTTTGCCATTAAAACTGACGGCACTATGTGGTCATGGGGTAGCAATAGCCAAGGACAACTTGGTCTTGGCAATACTACTTATTATTCATCTCCAAAACAGATTGGCGCTCTTACCACTTGGCGTACTGTTAATGCTGGATATGCTTGTGCCGCCAATACAAAAACTGATGGTACTCTGTGGTCATGGGGCTACAACAACCGTGGACAGCTAGGACTTGGCAATAGAACAAGTTATTCTTCGCCTAAGCAAGTTGGCTTATTGACTACGTGGGTGGCGGCATCGCAAGGTGCATCTAGTTTTACTATGGCAACCAAAACTGACGGTTCTTTATGGGCGTGGGGTTATAACTCCAATGGTCAGCTTGGGTTGGGCAATGTAACCGCTTACTCTAGCCCCAAGCAAGTTGGGTCGGTTTTAACGTGGTCTACCGTTGCCGCCATGCTAAATTCATCTTTTGCTTTGAGATAAACAAATGGCAACAACAACAGTATCAGGCGTTCAATACTCAGGCTCATGGAGTCTTAGCAGTGTAGCCAATGCAAGGGCGTTGGGGACTTGGCCTAGCCAGCCAGTGCCGTATTTATTTACTATTGGTGATAACGCTTCTGGCCAACTTGGTGTTGGAAATATTACAAGTTATTCGTCCCCAAAACAAGTTGGATCGCTTACTACATGGAATCTTATTAGTTGCGGTTCTTCAGTTAATCTTGCTACAAAAACAGATGGCACACTTTGGGCTTGGGGTGGTAGTGGTTTTGGTAGTACTGGTCTTGGAAACACAAACAATTATTCTTCCCCAAAACAAGTTGGCTCATTAACCAATTGGTCTTTTATTTCTCTTAGACAATATACTGCTTTTGGAATAAAGACAAATGGCACTTTGTGGGGTTGGGGAAGAAATCAAAGTGGTCAATTGGGATTAGGTAATACAACATACTATTCTTCCCCAGTGCAAATTGGGGCTTTAACCAATTGGGCTTTTGTTCAAGGTAGTGCTGGCGCCGCCACATCTACTTTTGCCATTAAAACAGATGGAACATTATGGGCGTGGGGTTCAGGTGGTGGCGGGGTATTAGGTCTTGGCAACACAACAAACTACTCCTCACCAAAACAAATTGGCGCATTAACAACTTGGGCTAAAGTTTCAAGTCTTTTAGGTAATACATTGGCACTTAAAACCGACGGCACTCTGTGGGCTTGGGGAAACAATGGTGTAGGCCAGCTTGGGCTTGGGAACACAACATATTATTCCTCACCAAAACAAATTGGTGCATTAACCACTTGGTCAAAAATTGACGCAGGATATAGTAATGGAATAGCCATTAAAACAGATGGCACTATGTGGTCTTGGGGTCAAGGAGCATTTGGTCAATTGGGGCTAGGAAATACAACCAGCTATTCTTCCCCCAAGCAAATTGGTTCTGCAACTAATTGGTTGCAAATAAGCGCAGGCCTTTACAGTACTGGCGCACTAACAACAATTGGCACTCTTTATACTTGGGGGCCAAATAGTAGTGGTCAGTTGGGGCAAGGTAACACAACTAATTTATCAGCACCAAAACAAGTTGGCACATTAACTAGTTGGACAGCAATATCGGCTGGATCTTCTGCCAACACAACGGCAATTGCATCAGTTTAATTTTTTACAAGGAGTCACACATGACACATTATGTTCAAGTAGTCGGAAACGAAGTAAAGCAGGTCTGGGATACACCTCCCTCAGAAGGCGTAGGCAACAACGGATGGCGTAATGCCGTCGAGGTTCGCCCGTCAATCCAAGCTGGCCGTCAAGGGTACACAGCACATCGCTATGACCTCAACGCTGATCCAGTGCAAATCATCTGGGATACATACGAGATCTCTGTTGATGACCGCAAGGGTGGCATGAGAGCTAACGCTGGTTTTGAGTTCCAACAAGTTGTGAACCAACAAGCCCGTAACCCTGATTCATATGATGCTAATGCTGTAGAGACAGCACGCCAAGCGATGTTGACTAAGCAAGCCGCAATTGATGCTTGCACTACTCACGACGCTTTGGATGCTCTATGAAGGTTAACTTAGGTAGTGGGTATAAACGCATCGAGGGTTTTGTAAACGTCGATGATGACCCATTGGTTGAGCCAGATTACCTAGTTAACATTGAGGGCGCTAAGTTGCCCTTTGAGGACAACTCTGTTGAAGAGATCAGGGCGCACCATATCCTTGAGCATATCGGTGAGAGCTTCATCCCGTTGATGAAGGAACTGCACCGCGTCTGCAAGAATGGCGCTCTCTTGGATATCGTAGTGCCTCACCACTTCCACGATAACTTCTACGGTGATCCAACGCACAAGCGTCCAATCACTGTGAGTGCTGTCTC